TAGGCGAGGGGGTTAACGGGGGACGGAGTCCCCTGTGCTGTAGACGAGGGGGTTTACGGGGGACGGAGTCCCCTGTGCTGTAGGCGAGGGGGTTAACGGGGGACGGAGTCCCCTGTGAAGTTCCATGAACCGCAACTCGACATAGAGTGCGCGCACAAATTCCTCGACATAGTTCACACACGAATCCGTATTGAAGTCTTCAGCAATGCAGCGACTCATTCTGCCAATCGTTTCGAATGTGTGTTCCAGCATTTCGACAGGGGTTGTATCAAACTCTGGCGTCCCAGCACTTGTAGAGTTGAACAATTCTGCATGCACTTCGACAAGTTCTTGCAGTGCTTCATAAATTTCGAGCGCATTGTTTTGCCAGAATTCTTGAAGTGTGCACTGCCCTTGTCTTTTTGATTCCGCAAACCGCTCCCACATAATTTTCAACCCAAAAGCAGTATTGAGCCTTGAAATGGATGCAGGTGGTTGGCTATGAACATCGTTCGTGTCATTTTCAAACACCACGCACCACAACCCATACACCTGCGTATGCGCCTGCTCCTGCTCCAGCACCCTCATGTAGTCCAAATTGGGAAACCATGGGTCGTAGTATGCAGTTCTGTTACCATCTTGCACATACCCAGTTCCATATCTCATGACGCCAGAAGTAGTTATGGGCGCAGGCGTGGAAACGACATCATTCTCAGAGTCAGAGGAGGAGTCCGAGTTGTAGCCAGGTCCAAAGTCAAGTGCACGGCGTGTGCGACCAACCGGCGAAGAAGGTTTCACGATTTTCCATCTGTCGTATTCACCACGGCTAATGTAGCCGATGTCCAGACAATACCTGAGGGGGTCGTTAATGTCAAAATAGGGTTCTTCATGCGAACGTTGCAGTTTCAGTTGAGCTTTGGTTTTGACGGCAGGAGGAGTAGTGCACTCCGCAGCCGCAGCCGCAGGCGGTGTAACACAATTGGCAGGGTCGGTCCAGTCGTAGTCTTCATAGCTTTCTTCAGAGGAGGAGGAGTCGCTTCCGTAGCCATCTCCCATGACAAAGCGACTGGTGTCGAGAACATCATCACCATATTCGCTACCTTCGCTATATTCACCATCCTCAACATCACAGCAGTATTCCATTTTCTCTTTTTGTGCAGCTAAACTTCCGTAGTGACTCATTGTTGTAATTGATGTGGGTTTGTTTTTCTTTCTTTCTTCGCAATCGCTATATATGATTTATAGAGATTAAAACGTTTCAATTTTTTGGGGACTCTGTCCCCAGACCCCTGGCCTACGGCACGGGGAGTAAACTCCCCGTAAACCCCTTGCCTACGGCGCGTCCGCATTCGCGGTTGCATTTCAATTTTTAAAACACTTTTGCCGTAGGCTTTTGAATCTTCATGCCGTAGGCTAGGGTCTGACAGGGGTTTACCCCTGTGCCGGAAAATTGAAGTGAAAAAAGTCCACTAAATGGAATATAGCGAACAAGCAAACAACGAACGAAAGCAATCATCAAATGTCCGGAAACACCAGCAACATCAACATCATGCGTGAAGAGTTACACGATTTGGTCATCAACGAACAAGAGCGCGACGAGTTTGGTTTCCAAATGTTTCAAAGCCCTTACACGCAGGTGCCCTTTGAAAGAGCACAGAGAGAATACAAACTGAAATACAACCTCAAGAAAGCCTACGACAATCAAGAATTCCTCCGCAAGATGCGTGCCGACATCAAACGCGAATACCTGACGCGCAAAAAACAGCTCAAGAAACTCCAACAAGATGCCGCAGTCATGTTTCGCGAAGACGAAATGAAACTCCAAGAACACTACTCGACGGAATTTGCCAAATCTCAACCTCGCCGCGACATCGACATTCATGCGCCTCTTGTTTCACACGTCGCGCTTCCTCACGACGAATGCATGAACATCAAGGAATTCAACATCGAACAAGCATTCGAAGGTTTACGCAGATTGCATCGAGAATACTACGAGAGCGACATGGAAGCCGCCATTCGACAGGTGCGTGAATACGAATACGAGCGCCAGGCTCGCGAAGATGAAGAGGCACGTGTGGCACAAGCAGCAAGACTGCGCGCAGAACATGAAGCAGAAGCAGAAGCAGAAGCAGCAGAAGCAGAGCGCAAAAGAAGATGGCATGAGTTGAGCCTGGAAGAGGAACAACAATTGTGGTTCGAAAACACGCGCGGCGTCAATGACCCGTGGAGCGAGGATGATGACGACGACGACGACGACCACAACGACAATGGAGAAGAACATCCATGTGATGAAGTGATTGTGCCGGCAGCATCAGTGTCAGCGTCAACATCCGCGCAAAGCAGTCGCGGTCACAGCCACAACAACCCAGCCACCAAGAAGAAGAAAGCCGCAAAAGCTCGCGTCGCCAAACAACAACAAAAACAACAGACAAAGCAGCAAGCCAACAAGTTCATTCCTTTCCAAGTGACCGACAACACCAACCACACCAATGAAGTGACGGCAATTCTCACTGCGAACAAACTTGAAATCAACCTGCCAAAGAAAAATCTGCAGAATGCCTCGCGCGAAGCCATCAAGCGCCACAACAAAAAATGGAACAGAGTCAATGCACTGGCAAAGCAGTCAGGTGCACGCGGAACCAAGATTGCAAACCTCCCCGACCCAAGGCCCTGGTATAACAACAGCACCTGCTACGACTACGGCTACGAAAGTGACTAGAGCAAGTCACGGAGTCCCCTAAACATCCCTTCGGGGCCTACGGCACTAAGAATTAAAGTGAGGGAATAGAATGACGAAGACCGACAAACCTGGATAACTGCGGGTGCCAAAATCCAACAACTTTTTTTTCTTCATTTTTTTCTCCACTAACCAACTCCGACTTTTTGAAAACAATTGTTGTTATTTTTTCACTCGACAAACCAGTTGCATATTTTACAAATGTATCCAGTAAATCCAAGTTCATTGTATGGCTAAAGTTAAGAATACATTGGTCGACATGCATTGAACTCAAGTAATACAAGTGCCCATCAATTTCAATCATTGAAAATTGAAGTTCTGAATATGGGTCCGAAGGTTGTGACACTGGTGGTGCTTGCGATAGTTGAGATGATGAGGGTGAACCCCAAGGCATGAAAGATTTGAGAGAAGAGAATAGTGACGACATTTTGACTGACTTTAACCGATTTCGATTTGCTTATATATGAATTATATACTTAAATATGATTCAATTTTATATTATTATAACATCACAATATTTATATTATTATAACTTCATAATAATTATAATAATACTTCACACACTACACACTACACACTACGCACTACACACTACACACTACGCACTACACACTACACACTACACACTACACACTACACACTACACCTACTTTATTTTTTTATATACCGATAACTACTTTGCATATTAAATTTTTTAGACTTAGTATTATTTTTAACGACAGCTTCATGCATCTCAGCTAAAACATCATGATTTATTTTATCAACTATCATTTTCTGTTGTTCATGTGACATATTTTTCATACAATAATATATTTTCGCCATGCTGTTCATGGGGTCTAACGTCTCGCATAGCATATTATTAACCAACATCGTCTCATGTTTCTCCATCAACACATTATACATCGTCTCGCCGTTATATTTCACTTTGTAGATACAATTAAAGTTCTTCAAAAGTTCTTTTGCCTTTCTTAACTGCCCATCATAGTAAACCCTATGGTTTCCACTTATAAGTGTTCTCTCACATGGAATGTTTACTCCAATTGAATTCTTTTCAATACATACCAAGTAGTCATCTTTTAGTTTCGTTGTTACAATTCCTTGTATTTTTTGATTCTTTATCGTGTGAACATCAACGTTTATTTTATCAATCGCAACAACTCCTTGGTCGGTTAAAACAGGTGTGCCCGCAGGAAAGCATATTTCAGATATTGGGGTAGGCGGTGTTGGTGTCTCATTTACATTTAAAGTAAGCAAAGTAGTATTATAACTTCCAGTATTTCTTATATAAAGTGTATAGGTTCCAGGAGCAGTTGATGTAGATGTTACAATAGAACCATTTGCAGAACTGATTAAAAATGTTCCATACGACGACGGATTTCCTCCAGATACTTGCAAAATTCTATAATCAAATGGACCAAGACTTGGACTAGTCAATACACTGCCAGGAGTAGAACTACCTGCACTAACCGACGTATTGTAAGTCTGCATTAAAAATGAACCAGATGAGTCGGTAGTAATATTTGTTAAGTTATATGGTGAAAATCCCATGGGGTAAAGCTCATAAGGAGTACTAGGCGTGCCATCCGGTTTTGCCCATACACTTCCAACCGCGGTTGTAGGATAGTTTGGCGTTGCTTGTAATGTGTTATTTGCACTACTATCATTCCAAGAACCATTTGGTGTATAAATATTATTTGTGTCAATAATTCCATTAATACCTGGACTTATACCAAATATTCCATTAGCATTACTTCCAGACACAGAACCAGAAGCGTAAGAATTATAAATTGAAAACTTACCATTATTTGCAGCAAGTGAGCCAGCAAGTCCACCAGACTCGGGTCCAGAAATGTCGCCACGAGTATAACAAGTTTGAATAAGTGACGATACTATAGAAGATGTGCCAGCATATGAACCAAAAATTCCTCCTGATCTATAACCACCAATAACTCCTGTGCTATAACAATTTATAGCATAACAATATCCATCTCCACCATTGTATCCTCCACCATATGTTCCAAATATACCACCTGCACCGCTTCCAAAAATTTGTCCTTGACTATAACAATACCTACACTGAACCTTACCACCCGTAGAAGTTCCTTTTGCACCCGCGTATGCCCCTACGATACCTCCCGCTCCTGTGCCACTAATTTGTCCTGTGCTCGAGCAACCATTTATGTACAATGTGTAGAACGAATTCAAATACGCATATTCACCTACTATACCACCCGAATTAGTGCTATTTATATTACCACTTGTAGAACAATTTACGATGTAGGAATTACTGCCACTTGAGTCAGTTTTAAAATAACTCTGCATCACCCATCCTCCTCCTTGTGTAAGGGATGAACTAGACGCGTCAATAAAAAGGTTATATACATTAATATTTCCATAACCACCTGAAGTAGATGTTCCACTTTGAATTAAACCAGGGTAAGAAATAAATTGAACATATATTTTTCTTCGTGCTCCACCCACTGGTAGTGTAGGAGAACCAAACTGAATATAAGGAGACCCACAGATAAAATAACTAGAACTATTATTTATATTTATATCAGTGACAAACTCTACATTTAAATATCCAGCACCAGTATTTGTGTTTGTAATAGAAAAAGGATTATTAAAATTAAAAGTATTCCATGAAAATTGATTATCATTGCTGTATTGGTAGTTACCCGAAGAATCTTGTCGCACATAAATAGTTGTTCCTCCTGGCGCGCTAATATTAAAAGGAGTTACAATATTTAGGTTTATTGTTGTTATATTATAACTTCCAGTGTTTCTTACGTAGAGTGTGTAGAATCCACTTGCAGTTGTTGGACTTGTCGAAACAGAACCATTAGAACTATTCATTAAAATTGTTCCATACGATAATGGATCTCCTCCGGATATGTCTATAAGTTGATAATTTAAACTCGCATCTGTTAACACACTACTTGGGATGCTGTTACCGGCAATAACTGACACGTTGTAACTCTGTCTTAAATTAATAGAAGTAGTTACACCAGATGTGTCAGTAGTAATATTTGTTAAATTATATGGTGAAAATCCCATAGGAAAAAGCTCATAAGGACTATTTGATATCGCAGACGACTTTGCCCATATAATTCCAACTCTAGTTGTAAGACCGAGAGGAGGAACTCCCTCTAAAGAGACATTTGCACTAGCATCAGTCCAAAAACCATTTGCAACATAGGTATAATATGAGTTACCTGAAGTATCTGAACCCGAACCAAACATGCCTCCTCCACTACCTGAACCGAGTCCACCTGATGCATAGCAGTTATTAATTTGAACTGGTCCTCCAACGCCAGCATTTGCACCAAATATACCTCCTGACCCTGTGCCGGTAACCTGACCACGACTATAACAATTTGAAGTGTTTGTTGTTTGTGTAAGCGAGTTTCCTGCATATCTTCCAAAAATTCCTCCTGCACTATTACCGGTAATATTTCCCGTGCTGTAACAATAAACTGCACTTGCTAATCCTTGACCACTTCCTCCTGTAGACGGGTTGTATCCTCCAGCTCTTGCACCAAATATACCACCTGCATCTTGTCCATTAATTTCACCATTTGACCAACAATAATTACATTGAATAGAACTTATATTTCCAGAAGCATCGTTGGAAGCTGCAAAAGCTCCTACAATACCTCCTGCACTTGAACCACTTACTTGTCCACTACTTGAGCAATTATATAGACGTAGTTGTTGTGGTGAAGTGTAATAGGCATATGCTCCTACTATACCACCAGTGTTTGTCTGACTTATATTTCCATTCGAAGAACAATTTATTATATAACTGCTATTATTTGCCCCACGTCCAAAGTAACTTTGTGCTAACCACCCCGCATCGGGTGCAAGAGTAGAACCAGATATATCTGCAACACTAAGGTTAAATATATTAACGTTACCATACCCAACACTTCCACTTGAACCATTTCGTATGAGACCAAGGTAGTTAGCTACAGCAGAAACATAAATTGTTCTTCGTGTTCCTCCTGTTGGTAGTGTAGTAGACCCAAATTGAATACCTGAAGACCCACATTGAAAATAAGAACCGGTGCCATATAAAGTTATATCATTGACAAATTCTATATTTAAATATCCAGCACTAGTATTTGAATTTATAATAAAAGCAGGGAAACTAAAAGTAGTCCACGAAACTTGATTGTTTGTGCTATATTGGTAGTTACCTGAACCATCTTGTCGCACATAAATAGTTGTTCCTCCTGACCCACTAATCGCTGCTCCTACATATATACCTTCCTCGCTCATGGGTCCTAAAAGTAAACGAGGTTGTATTCCTGTTCCGGTTGTTTCATGCATAAGTCCTTCTGAAAATACATACGCATTTCCTTTCGCAATAGCGTAAGCATCGCCATCAACAACCAAACTGCCTTCGCTATCAGTCAAATATGCTAAATAAGTCTTATCAAAAGCCTTAATGCATCTATCACTATGTGCAGGTGTGTCGCCCTTAATCCAGCGCATAGGAATCGTGTCCATTACAGACAAGTTGATACCCATTTGGTTACCTATTTTCTCTTTTAAAGAAACAGGAATCTGAATCGAAAAGTTGATGTATCCGTTACTGGATAACATGTCAACTTTTTCTTTGGCCTCAGTAACCTCTGGTAAGCTGAGAAGATAACTAATGTCATCTTCAGAAAGTGAATATGTTTCAATCATTTGTAGTTATATATATAATTCATAAAATAAAACAAAACAAAACAAAAAAAACAAAATAAAACAAAACAAAATAAAAAAAAACAAAATAAAACAAAACAAAAAAAACAAAACAAAATAAAAAGTGTTAGTTATAACTACAAACGCAACGCACCTTAGCACCTTAACTAATATCCAAACAATTCTTCATGAGGTGGTGAAACATAAACATGTGACATGTCTTTTTCCTCTGCATCAGCAAGAAGTTCACGTTGAAGTGTTCCAGCAGTGTTTGCTGCAATAACGTTCCACCCATACGGCATTTCTTCTCCATGTGCATGAGCATCAGCACAACCCATGCCTTCAAGTTCCGCAGCAACCTTGAGTGGGTCTTCTGTAATACCTTTGATGCCAACGATATTGTCAATGAGCTTCTGTGCTTCTTCGAGATTGTCGCGTATCCATTTCTTGGCGATTTCTTCATCGCTCCTTCGCTCCAGCTGGTTGTAGTTTTCTTCAATCTTTTCCATTAGCAATCTGTAGTTGCGTGTCATTTGAGTTCGTAAATTCTCCATATCTTGTTTGTGCTTCTTTCGGAGATTGCTACAATCCGTAGTGATGTCAATAAAACCACGCATTGCTTCTTCTGCAATAGGAGTTCTTTTGTAATTCTTATACATACTCGATATTGATGTTGATATTTTTGATTTGATTTGATTTTCACTACATTTTATTTAGATACAAATAAACATTTCAATTTTATGGTGTGATGCGCCCACCATAAAATTGAAATGTTTTAATCTCCATAAATCATATATAGCGAAACGCTAAAACAACAAAGAACACACATCAAGTCAAGTGAAGTCAAATTAAATGTCAGCCACAACTTCTGCAAACAACTTCGACGGCATCCACGTGAGCAAAGGATTCGTGCGCGGACTACAAGGACAGGTTTTGAAACTCGAACAAATCCAGCAGTCTCTCATTCAACAACTCGAACATGCCAACAAACTTGCAACAGACTATCACGCCACCGCGGTAATGTATCAACAAAGTTATGACCAGTCACTTCATGAAATGGATGAAGTGAAACAAGCACTTGAAAGAGAAACACTGCTTCGAAAATCTCGTGAGAGCGAACTTGAACATTTCAAAAGTCTGTTGCAAGAGCAACTTGGACTTTCTTCAAATTCGCGGTCTCCTTCACCATACCACAACCACAACCACAACTACAACTACAACCATGACCAGGACCCCATGTCACCCGTTTCAGTTGCGTCTCCATCTCTCTCGCCAAGGCGTTCCGCATCTGCATCCGTATCCACATCCAGGTTACAAACACAAGGACCGATGTTGCTTGACCCAGAAACACCCAACTCCCAAAACGAAGACAACGACGACGACAACGACAACGAGAGCGACAACGAGACCGAACGCGAATTTCAAATGAGATACTACTATGACTCGCAAAGCTCACGAACTACAGACTGCAGTGGCGACCCTATTTGCCACTCGGACTCAGACTAACCACGTCGCCAGCCCACCCACCAGCCCACCAGGTAAACATATTCAGGTAAGAACACGTATATGTTTACTAACACTAACACTAACACTAACACTTTTTATTTTTATTTTTATTTTTATTTTTGACTGCTCATAAGCTCTTCTACCTTGTCAATATACTTGCGCATCGCACTCATTCGCTCCATTCCTTTATTCTTATTCCACGCCTCCCATTTTGACCGCGCCTCTATTTGAACCGCCCATGGTTGCGCAACATTACAATCTCCTGCAGTGGCTTGTTTATAAAGACCATACAAAATAAGCAGGTCGCCATTCGATGGCATACTCTTTCGCGTCTTAATTCGCGTAGCTGCATCATGAAAACTTTGCTCCATATTTGAATATAAGTCCTCACTCGAAGTTGACAACTTTTGTTCGCTCATTGTTTTTATCAGATACTATAATATAATATATTTATCACAACATATATTTATATTTGTTTTACCTTTTATATTTATTTCTCTCATTTCTCTCATTTCTCTCATTTCTCTCATTTCTCTCATTTCTCTCATTTCTCACCCACCTCCACCCCCACCTCCACCAGGCAAAATCTGCAATGTCTCATAATAATGTTTTAGTTTGTTACGAATAATATATGTCGCCGATAAAGAAAGCAATGAAATCTCAATAGAACTCCGCACAATCATGGGTGTATCATTCGACTGCGCGCTATAATAAATCCACATCCCAGAAGAAAAAATACTAAGAATACAAAATATCAATGATAAGCTGTTTGTGCTTTTATTCTTATAAAGCAAATACATAAATATAAACCGCCCAACAACAGATAAAGAAGTTGCAGTATATGGAATAATTTTCAAGTCTTCATTATACTTTTCATTATTCTTATTCATACCCTACCATACTATACTATTCTCATTTCACTATTTCTTTAAGTTTTGTTACTTTTAATTTAATTTTGATAGAACATTCAGGCTCGTATATATCAAACTTAGACCCAGACCCAAACCCAGACCCATAACCATTATTCCGCTGAGACTCTTTCACATAGAACCCATGTTCAATATATGTTTTTGAAATATCTATTTCTTCTCCTGTATCAAAGTTAGTAAAAATAGGACCACCATTTTTGTATATACATACATGCTCATACTTATCGTTTGGAAAAAACTTTTCAATGTATATCAAAAGGTTACCAATAACGTCATTAGGCGATATCATCATTTCATAGTAAACATTACTCGGATAACTTAAATAAATATTTACTTTTATTTTATTTTCTCTATTTGATTTCTTTTTACTTTCTTCAAGCACCTTATTATTTTCAAGCATATTACCTTGTTGCAACTTGTCACCTTTGATACTTGTTTGCATTTTACATACATACACATACATATAATATATAAAATCTATTTACATATATTCTATATTATATATATAGTTTCTCTCGTTTCTCTCGTTTCTCTCGTTTCTCTCCCCCCTCCCCCAAACAAGCCATGTATACCGAAGTCTTCAACGGCGACTATCAAATCAAAGTCGGACAAAATCAACATGAGAACGACCTTATTATCCGTGCAGCACCTCAAACTGCACTATGGTTTCACCTCAAGGATTTCCCAAGTGCTCATGCAACACTTACAAAAATAAATGCAACAAGACCATCAAATCAAGCAAAGTATGACTCTATTGCAGTTATTCGCGCAGCATCCCTGGTAAAAGTCCATGCAAAAAATGGTGTGAATAATTTACAAAAAGTGAGTGTAAATTATTTACCAATTAAAAACGTAAAACGCACAGAAACACCGGGGAAAGTCACCATGACAAAGTCACCACAGACGATTCAGGTGTAACATGGAGCACCATCCGCATTCACAATGGTCTAACCATTCCTCCCTTGTGTATATTTTGACTCATATTCAAACTAGCACTTCCGTTTCCATTTCCGTTCCCTGATGGTTGTATAGGCATAGGCGTAGAAGAAGTAAAAGCTATATTAGTTCCAGCGCTTGTTCCAGTTTCTATTCCCGATATTTTTCTAAAAATATTGGGAAATGAATGTTGCGAAGAAGAAGGCATGTTGTTTTAAATATATATGTATAATTATATTTATATATATTTATTTTAATTTAACAAAACTACTTCACTTGTTGCCATTGCACTTTCCACCAAAGTTGGTCTTATTGCCGTTGAAGGCGTTGATGTTCAAAGTGAACTTGGCAGAAGGTGCCTCGCTTCCAGAAAAGTCAAGCTCTGCAGACGCACTCGCAGTCTTAACAGGATGTTGGGGTAGTTTAATCAAAGTCATTTTTAGTTTATAATAATACTAAATATATTATTTTATATTGTTTTTTGTATTTTATCATTTATCATTTATGCGAACAATAACACCAGTTACAACAAATAGACGACATGACTCCACGATTACAATCAGAAATATTAGGAATACTGGAAACTTTATTGTAGTTATCTTTTTCTAAATATAAGTTTACTCTATAGTCTTCAAATGAACTTAATGAGTCATTTGAGGAAAATACCGAACTTTTATTCGAGTTACTATCAGTTAGTGTTATAGTATCATCAGAAGAGTCAATTACATATTGGTGTGTTACTTGATTTACTTGATTTATTGGGTTAAACCTTGGTCGTATATAAAGATTTTGTCGTGCCAATACATTAGTAGTAGGGCTAGTATGAGTAATATTCATAATATTTTATAATACAAGAGATATTTAAATATTATGAATATTACAAATAATATAATAACACTAATAAAAACAAATCAAAACAAATCCCGGTTCACTTTCCCAGGCAGCCCATGGCCAAACATAATCATGTAAATTAACACAACCGCGGCCAAAACCAAGCTTCTATTCTGTGCAACGATTGGGCGCTGTTTAAAAACCATTATCATAATAAAATATAGTATAATACCGATTATGACTGAATGCACCAACATAGTAAGTCCACTTTCCATTTTAATTTTTATATATACTCTCTATATAAAAAACTCTCTATATAAAAAACTCTTTACACAAAAAATAAATGCCGCTTATTTTAGTAATTATGGGAGCAACCATTGGACTTGGAACACTTGTTAATTGTTGCAGAAGTAGAAAGTAATACCACAAACAAAGTCATTCTTACCATCGTATTTATTATAACTACTGATAACATCGATAGTTATAATGATTTTTTGTTTTGTTTTTGTTTTTTTTGAAAACGATGTTAATAAATCCGCTTTTATTTACGTCCACCAAGAGGCAAACCCATACGAGAAGCCTCAGCATGAGTAAGTGCACCAGCATTGTTGGCTTGGATCTGTGCAGAGCGGCTAGGATTTGCCAAATAGCCTTGGTTGTTCATTACGTAACCATTGGAAACGTAGTTCTTGGCACTGGGTGCACTAGCATTAGGTTGCCCATACTTGATGCAGCCAGACACAGCAATATTGGTGCGCGGGATGGAAGCATTTCCACAAAAAGAGAGATTCAAAGACATTTTTATAATATAACTAAATATATTTATTTTAAGTATTTTTATTTTTAAAATATAAAATTGAAATTTAAATTATAGTATAATTAACATGCATGAAAACAATTCAAAAACTACTACCACAATGAGCAACACAGACATTATTACTACCCAATCCGACTATACCAAAACCGACATCAATGGAATACCTGCAAGATATGTTCTTACCAGAGACCCAACAGACCCTACACATACTGCATCTATTGTTGTCAAGGTGATTGACCCAGACGCATTCAATACTCCTACTCCTACTCCCAATCGCCGTCCTCCGGTTTTGAATCCTCTTTATAATTTCAGCGAAACACCTCTTCATTTACAAGACCCTTCAAAGTTCATCATTCAGCATCGACTCGGCGACCATTCGTTGCCATACCGCCGCATCAATCCAGAAGACTATACCCAGGAAGAAATGGATTGGTATGTGACTGGACAAATCCCGCCACAACCCATGTCAATTTGCATGACATACGCCAAAAAATGCTACCTCTGCGGTGATTTCCAAGAAAATCAAAAAGATATGCGTTTTGAATCTGGAGGAGAACACCCCCTTGGATATAAGTTTTGCAAAGATTGCGAGCCGTATTTTCGCCGCGACATGTATGGGCGACTGAAGTTGTCGTGTATTTGGGAACTGCGTGTCATGTATGAAGAATGGTGCAAGTTTTGGCATTCTCCAAACTCACCCGACCCCGCATCCGCACCCGCATCCATACCTGGCAGACCAATAATTTGGGTTAACAGAACGAGACGTGATGAAAATGGTCAGCGCGATATTGTAAGTAAACGTCCCTACAGGTATACCAAATGGAAAATTTCATGTTGGGTGCCAAGAAAATTCGAAATGTTTCACTACGATGAGTCTACGCAACAAGTCATGCGCGCCGAAGAATATGGTATAATCGTGGAGCAAATTGATGATGAGCCGGAGATCTCAGTCATGGTGGGCGACTCGTATACGATTCGAAAAATAGTGCCACTATATGATATTTTGGCAATCAATTTTGATATGACTACTACTCCACCTACTCTGAAAAATCACAACGCGTATGACCCGAACAAAGACGACCCGTTGAATAAGTATACATATGAAGACAAAGTTAACTTTATGCACGGGGGTAAACCCCCGTAATCCCCCGCCTACGGCATGAAGGTATAAAAATTGAAGTGCGGACGCGCCGTAGGCTGGGGGGTTCACGGGGTGCGCAGCCCCCTGTCCCAGAAAATTGAAACGTTTAAAGCCCGTTAAATAGAATACAGCAAAAAACAAAAACAAAACCAACTACCCGTCAAATCGAAATGTCCGCTACTCAAGTTGCTACTCCCAATGCCGAAAACACCGAAAACATCGACAACGGATTGTCGTTCGAAGTCCGCGAAATCGAATACGACGATGACTCTGTCCCGACTCCTGGTCCACGTGGATATGGATATATCCCACAGCCTTCAACCTTGAAAGAAACCGATGACTCGACGCCATCATCGTCATCCTCCATGTCGGAACCAGGAACACCAATGATGCTGAACCCTCTGATGCGCAGCACTTCATCATCCATCACGTCTCCAACCGCAGTTGCAAACACCATCTCAAAGCCTTCATTCCCCCAATACCAATGTTCACCTGCCATGGCAACATGCGATGGAATGTTTGCGCCTCCTGCTCCCGCCATCCGCACTCACCCATATGTCAAGCGTCTTGAATTTGGCGACAATCCTGAAACCATTGCGACCCTCAAGTTCCTCGAATCCCAAGGAATCGATACGAATGGGCTTGTCACGAAGCACATCATGAAATATGGCAGTCGTGCACGCATTGCCATGACACCCGACGGCGAGGTTGTTGGATTCGCAATGTTTGACAATGAAATCGACCAGGAACAACTACGCGACATGGCTACTTACACGCATCCCAAAGAACTCAAGCAGTATGTCGACGCAAAACCATTCATCTTCCTGCAGATGCTCATCATGGACTCTCATTTCATCGGCGTGACAAACAAAATCGTCGGCGCTGAATGGAAGAAAGAACTCGTCGCGCAGTTTTGCGATTGTGTGACCAAGAACGGCAAGATTGCAATCGCGCGCACCGAAACAGAAAACCATGCCGAAATCGAGTTCTACCAGTCATGCGGCTTCTTCACAATGCATGACATGGGCATCCCATCCTACCCCTCGTCAAAAGGCACTGACATCTCCGTGCTCGCATACACGCCGCTGGGCAAGGAAGGAACTGCGGAAATCTTCAAGAAGTTTTACAAAATGGGTGCACGATTCTAAACAACTAGTCAGTCGGTCAGGTAATGCGCGCATAGCATGTGTCATATCATACTAACACTTTTTATTTTTTATTTTTTATTTTGTATAAAATTAATTTCATACAAAACCATATTAAACCAAATACGTGTATAGTAGTATACAAACAACATAAAATAAATGTTCGCAATATTACGCCTCAACTCTGCAGCCGCAGAAGTATTACACATGACAACCTTTTCAAATATTACACATCGGTGGCTTCCTTTATATTTAGCAAATACAAATACAAATACGAATACGAATACATGCGACGCAGACGATAAACAAGAACTCCGCAAATATCTTTCAAATCACGTAAACGAAATGTGGAAAAAATATTTGTAATAGTTATACATACATATACATATACATACCCAATGAGTTCCCATAAAATTGAAATGAATGTCAATGAAATAATAAATGAAGACAAAAAGAAAGAAGAATCGGAAGAATCAAGTGAAATCAATATGGCGTCATCTACAACCAAAAATTGTATTGTTTCCAAAACAATTCATGTTGCCAAAGCATCAGCTCAAGCCACAGAAGCTTCGGTCCCTGAATGCAAAATATGTTACGAAAAATACAATAAGTCAAATCATATGCCTGTCAAGTGCACATCATGTGACTTTGAAGCCTGTCGCCAGTGTCACTCAACCTTTATACTTGACACGACAAATGCAATTCCAAACTGCATGAGTTGTCACAAAGAATTACAGCGCGAATTTCTTGTCGAGAATTTCACGCAAAAGTTTGTCACGCAAGACTGGAAAAAACACCGCGAACAAATCATATTCCAAAGAGAGCGTGCCCTTCTCCCGACACGTCAGCCTGTCGCCGAAATGTTTCGACGCAAAGAAGCTCTCAAGCGCGAAAATGAAGAACTTTTGAAACAAATGAATGAACTTCGCGCAAAGCAGTATCAGTGTCAACGAGAAATCGGTAACATTGACTATCGAATCCGCGTAGGCCCAGCAGCAGATGCAAATCCGCGCAACGCATCAGGCTCCGCATCAGTCCCTCATGCAGCCGCGTTCATTCGTCCCTGTCCCAACACTGCAAGCAATTGTCGTGGATTTCTGAGCACACAATGGAAGTGCAACCTTTGCAACATGTGGGCATGCAAGGATTGTCATGAAATAAAGGGCGCAACACAAGACGCCGCACATGAATGCAACCCGGATAACCTTGCTTCGGCAAAACTCATCGACGCCGAAACACGTCCCTGCCCCAAATGCGGTGCACGCGTTTTCAAAATCAGTGGATGCAACCAGATGTTTTGCACGGCTTGCAATGACTGCGCCTTTGACTGGGTGACCGGTCGCATTGAAACAATTATTCACAACCCTCACTACTTTGAGTTTCAGCGCCAGCGAAATGGTGGTCAAGCACCGCGCGTGTTAGGCGATATTTTATGCGGACGCGAAGTAGACCATGGAACGATTCATACAATAACGTCTGACTTATTTCCACGTGAAGAAATTTCACAGATGATGATAGTTTGGAGGGGAATGAATCGTGTTATGTATAGCACACCAGGAATTACATGGCAAGCACGTTGGGAAAAATTTCAGGATGACTGCATTAAAAATGTGAACAAAATATTTAGCAGGGATTCAGTTTCACAACAAATAACACTCCAAAAAATGAACAACCAGCGTGAAATATTATTCCGCAAACTCCAGTTCCGCGAAATATGTCGCCTTATTATTGAAATACGCCAAGTCACACTTCCGCAGCACCGCGTCGACCCTCTCAGATACAATGAAGAACTTGGTGTCAAGTATCTATTGGGTGAGTTATCGGAACAAGACTTTGCAACCGCACTGCAGCGCTCGGACAAAAAAATGCAAAAGTCACGTGACATCCAAAATATCCTTACGATGGTGCTCAACACATCGACGGATATTATATTTCGTTTTGCGGAACACTTGCGAACCTCGCGTGCAACAATTGCACAAAATCCGAATTACATATTCAATAACCAAGACTTTATCATCATGGATGAAATACGCGAACTCTTCAAGTATGCGAACACGTGTTTTGAGCGCGTGTCGAAGAACTATCAGTCAACGACATCCCTAAAAATTGGAACATCGCTTGACCCAAATTATTGGGAAAACAATGGACAAGTGATTTACCAATTCATGGCATCCAGGTAAGCGAACCAAACTAGACTTCAACTTTAAATGCAAAAAATAGTATATATAATAAAATCATATCGATAGTTAAAACAATTACAAATTTTATACTTTTTCTTTTCGCAAAATGATATAGGTGCTTAGAAGGTTCTTTTTTATTCCATTCTTTTTCAATTTCGAATAGAACTTCGTAGATAATAAAACCCGCAACAAATAATGCTGCAGTTCGAAGTGCATGCAAAAAAATATGCTTATGAATACCAACTTTTGTAACCATATTTTTATGTTTTAAATAGTAGTTATGATATTATACTATATGCCAAGATTATATACCAAGTATCAGATACAAAATATCAAAATACCACCCTAAATACTAGTAAATGCAAATATGAATGCAAGAAATGGAATACAAGACAACAATATGATACTAATAGTAACTAATACAAACATGATGATAAATATTATTCCAATCAGAAATGAAACTATGTCGCAAATCACCATTCTCGAGAAATTCATATACGATTCCATAAAATGAAATATTTTTGTTACAATATGAAACATCGGGCTAGTATCAACATATAAATTCACCATCCAACACGATAAAATCACTATTCCAGTATTAAGTAGAACATTTTTTGCCCATATTTTGTCACGCCTTCTACCACGTGTCCTTTCCTGTTCTGTTGTTTCTATATCATCATCGCCATGTGGTGTTTGCATTTGCATGTAAATCTGTTTTGTTCTAACAAGTTTACATGTAACTATTCTCAGTTTATAGTTTCAATTTTATTCTCATTTGACTATACTTACATAATAAAAGGTGTAAATCGTGGAACACCCATTTTTGTGTATGCATTTTTCTTACGAGCCAGATACCGAGACTTCATCTCAGCACTTTTTATAATCATCTCTCTTATTCTACTATTGCTCATATTTATGTCTGAACTCATACTATAAAGCAGTGCAACAGGATTTGCAGGATGTAGAGTTTCACATATCATGTTATTCACACGAACACTTTCATAGTCTTCCATTAATATATTATAAAGAAACTCGCCGTTATACTTTGTGCGTTTTACACCTATAAACCTGTTAACAAAGTAATCAGCTTCAACCATTTTACCATCTAGTAACACCTTATGCTCTTTGCTAACAATAACCTCGCCGCAAGGATAGTTTCTTCCCAGAGAATTCTTTTCAAATCGCACCAAATAGCCATCGTTTGTTTTTGTCTTTGTAATTGCAACTATTTTTTTATTTTTAATAGTATGAAGTTTTGTATTTATTTTTTGAATTGGCACAACACCTTGGTCAACCAATATGGGTGTATTTTCCGCAAAACAAATATCATATACATTGATAGGGACAGGAATAGGTGGTAATACATAGTTCAAAGTAAACGAACTAAAACTATAGTTGGTGTATCGCGAACTTTGAAGCAAGTATACAAACACACTCGGTGTAAATGTAACCGGCGCAGTCTGTCCAGACAAATCAATTGTTATCTCCCCATTGCCTGATGCAATACTTATATTCACATCCGTATTATTGACCAACTCATACGTGTAAGAACTTTGGAACACACCTTGTGCGCTAGTATATACGCCGCCAGAAATTGTATTCTCGCTACTCGGATTATATATTTGTTGCTGAAACTCTGACAATAAATAGGGCGTGTTTGGCAGAATAGAATTCCACACGGGACCAAGAATAATAGGCACCCCCGAAACAGGTATTCCAGTCAAATATATATTTGCAGTTGTATCAGACCATGAACCTGTTCCAGATGCAAAACTATTTGAAATATTTATAGTTCCACCCGTGGGAGGCAGAGGAACTAATACCAAACCACTTCCACCCCCTGAAATTGTTCCACTTGTATAACAATTTGTAACATTGATAGTCTGGCCTGTAGAAGGTGGACCACCATTTATACCATAGCAAATCCCTGCACCATTCGCGTCAATATTTCCAAGACTATAACAATTCGTAATATTCATAACTGATGTGCTAGTAAAACTACCATCCATACCATATGCAATTCCAAAACCACCATTACCTATATTTCCTAATGAGTAACAATTTGTTATATTTATATTTGCTCCAGCTACCCCACAAATACCCGATCTTCCTTCTGATATTGCTCCCATTGAATAACAATTTATAATATTAAGTGTTCCAGGTGTATAAGCACCACCACTAAATCCGCCAGCTATTCCACCAATGCTGCCAATCATTCCTACGGAACCAGTTATGTCTCCTAAACTAAAACACCTTGAAATTGTAACAACATCAGTTGTAAGATCAGCGCATGTATATCCTCCGACAATTCCACCACATCCATATGCAACAGGGCCAATATTCCCCGCACTATAACAATATGTGATATTCGCATTACATGTATATATACCACAAATACCACCACCATAGTATGAGTTAACAACGCCAGTGCTGTAACAACTAGTAATATTTACAGAACCACCATTTTGCCCAACATATCTTCCTGTAATACCTCCACTATACTGCGCCAAAATAGCACCAGTGCTAAAACAGCCTGTAATACTTACAGACCCATTATTAATACCCACATACGAACCAACGATTCCACCATTTGTATTCCCACCAATTCCAATGTCACCACTACTTGAACAATTTTGAACTACATTATTTAACTTGTCTCTTGAAAAATAAGACTGACATATATATCCTCCGTCGCTTGTGATGCTGCTAGAATTTAAAAGATTGTCTACGTTAATATTTTTCACCACAATGTTATTATATCCTACACTAAGTGCATCTCCATTCCGAATTAACCCTGGGTAATTTGTTATACCATCAAGTGTAATTGTATTTTGACTTCCATCAAATGTAATATTAGAACCTGCGCAAACAAAGTAACAATTTGCTCCACCACTGGCATTCGTAAATGTCATGTTCGTAGTAAAAAATATAGTAATATTTGTTGGTGAAACAGAATTTGATATTGTGCATGGAAAATTTAACGCAGTAAATGAACCGAATAATCCTATTTTATACTGAAATCCACTGCCTCCATCAGGTTGTATATAAACATTATTTGAAGCAAATATATTTGACATACTGATATATACTACGCATATATTAATATACTACGCATATATTAATATACTACGCATATATTAATATAACATTTTTAGATGATTGATTGTTTTTACTTTTTTATTCAAAATAGAATAACATCTTGATATGGCATTGGAACATTCATATTGTTAATCATACTATCAATGCGCTGTGGTTTAAAATAGTCATTCATATACATGTTATTATACTCAATACCTGTTCCGCATCCAAGGCGGTCACCGCAGTCACTCATCCCTCCTCCAAGGTTTATATTAATGGTCGTCTTATTTTCAGTTACTTTATTTGTTGCAATCACAAGTTTTTCAATAAGTGCTTGTCTCTTAACATCAGTATCTCCAAGTTTTTTCATAGCAGCGTTATAAGAGTTATTTAACTCGGTTGCATTATCGCATGCTGTTTTTACACTTTGTTGAAGTAATGCAATATTTTCAGATTTCGTATTTGAATCTATTTTTTCCTTCAGTGTAACTGCAGAGTTTTTATTCATATCATCAGATACGCTACTCTTCATTGCATCATTTAGTTTACTCTTGGCTTCCTGACACGAGCTGACTTGTTTATCTATATTCGCCTTCATCTTATTTACCTCTGCTTTTTGTGTAGTATACTCGTCATTTAGTTTATTCAACTGAAGTTTTAATGACTCGATGTAAGCTTGTTGCTGACTCGATTCTGCATTTGCCGCAGCAACTTGAAATGACTTATTCTTCACATCGTTCATAGACTGATACCACCTATCCTCGCCGCGATTGCCTCTCCATCCAGCTCCGTTTCTGCTGTCACCACCATCCCATTTTTCCCAGTTATTTTCGCCTTTACCACTACCACGGCTACCACGGCTACCGCTGCCATCACTTGGACCATAGGATGCACCGCGTCCACGTTGTCTATTGTCGCCGCGCCTGTCGTCTCTAGAATCTGTTGGTTTATCAATCAGTTTAATATTTACGTAGTTATTTTGTTTTGTGTAGTCGTCCCACTTTCGCTCAAATGTTGCATATCCTTGCAGGTTTTCTTCGTTACACAAAACGCATTCATCGGGTGTCGGAGTAGGTTTCATACCTCCATTTGCATCTACACCAGCACCAAAACCTTTCCTTACGGGACGACACTTGATTGTGTTTCGCCCAATAATTTCGCAACTCCCGCTATCAAAACCAGTATTGTCACGGAAAGTATCTAAGTAATTTTGAAACACTTGAACTCCTGGTTTCTCACAATTTATATTACATTCGGTTCCTGTGTATGGTTTATCAGATGGTCTTCGTTTTGAATCAGGTTGCCATCCCACAGGAAACTTTGCAACTAAGTCAGCACCACAACCACTGCATTTTGCTCTAAAATTATTGCAATCTATTTCACCATTAGGCAAACTTGGACACGCAGAACATGTATAACCGGTTTCTTTATTAAACTCACAAGCTTCTTTTGCAAAACGTGGGTCTTTTACTTTTCTACATGACGTGTCGCATGGTCCACTTGGCGTTGGTTTTGGTGGTTCCGGTTTCTGTTTTTGTCTGCAGTCTGTATCTGAACCATATTTTACACTCGACACCGACGCATCAGTGATGGGATAATACTTCCCACCAAAACTTGAGCGCCCAACAGGTCTTTCATAGAAATAGTTAGAAGTCATCATATCAAATGGCAGTCCATCGGGGCCACGGGCATTATCCACGCCACCATATATTTCATATGGTGGTCCTATAACTTTGCCACCACTTACAGGAATGCACGCGGGATAACAATTGCCATCGCGTGTTGAACCGCTGTTACACTTTTTACTTTCGAATTTATTCTTATCAGTATTCGAAGGATTTGGAATTTTTGATTCCGTTGCATCTGTATCTGGTGCTTGTGTTGGTGTTGGTTTTGACTCTACACATCCTCCTCCCTGACGCCACCAATAATTTTTACCTTCGATTATATAAGAAGGAGTAGTAGAATCATAACCACCATCTCTATAGTTGCTAATCAAACTAGGCGTGTTTGCTGGAATAGTATTTCCATTTTTTAATATATTACTTTGTGGCAATTTTGTGCATGTAAACGTGTCGTCTGAACATTTTGTGCAACCATAAGATGCTAGTGTATCTGTTGATGCTACCAAAGGTGTAGGCGCTGGAGATAAAGCAGGAGACGTCCAATTCCATCCCGAGTTATTGTATACTCCTGAATAATTAATACTTCCATCATTATTTTTTCCTGTAATTACAAATTTATATAATCCGTAATCAGATGAACTACCAGTATTAGAGTAGTTGTTCCCTTTTACATTCGCAGCAAGGAATATATTTGCATCTGCTTTTGGATTATATTTTGCCATCCACCATTCTGCAAAATAACGATACTGGTCTCCTATCATATTTCCACCTGTTCCCATAAACTGGTTATCAATGCCCCATGGACTAAGTCCTGTTTCACTTTTATCTTCATTTTTAATTTTATCCTTCCATTGTCCATCACCAGAGCGAACAATAAGTTTCTGAGGAATAATATAAGGGTTGTTAGCAGTTCCATCTCCTGTTAACCCAAGTTTTGATGCGTCGCTACTAGTCATCCCTTCAATTAAGGGAACGCCATTGTTACCTTTGCCAGATAGAACTTTATACACAGGACTGCTTAAGAAAATAATAAAAATAACTGAAAAAATTAAAATATAACTAAATAAATTCTTGGTTAAAAAACCCATTTGATATCACGCGTTATATACTTATATTTATAGAATATTAAAATATACCAAAATGCATAAAAAAGTATTATATCATTTCATTTCACTTCATTACACACCAGTATTGAATTTCTTATTATTTCTCACCTTTCTCTCGTTTCTCTCGTTTCTCTCGTTTCTCTCGTCTTTGCGATTAGACAAAGCGAGACGGCGCAACGATGTTAGCAGCAGCTAACCAAGACTTCAAGTCGTCATAGACATTCTCATCCCAGATGATTTTTCCTCTTTCACAAGAATGAAATGCATGCAAAACACGTCCATCCTTTGTCTTGTAAATAATATCTCCTTTTATTTTGTCAATCACTTTTTCTTTTTTCTCATAACTTTGGATTTTTTCTAAATGAATTGAAAGAGTGTTGATAACTTTGTCAACATCCAGAGAGAGATTAAGATTTTTTTCATCTTTTTTATCAGAATTCTCTTCTTTCTCTGATATCTGATTTTTGATTTCTTTCTCTCCTTTCTCTCGTTTCTCTCCTTCTGAAGGATTGCCCTTGCCTCCTCCATATCCGCCTCTCGTCTTGACGAACAGCTTGTTTCGCCACTCTTCTAAATTTCTCAACGATGCAGTATTGTATTTTGTATACAGATGTGATGCTGTTGCGGTATTCGAACCGGAAATAGAACCATAACCTGTGCTTTTAGATTTGACAACGACGACCATGTTTGGATACAAATATCTTTCTACATATCATTTATACCCAAATAAATATTTCAATTTTCTGGATATAAAATTGAAGAAAATAATTTGAATATATTTACAAGTATGGACAGACGTAAACACGTGTGACATACAAGACAAAAGAAAGCAAAAATGACTGATACGGAACACACACTCGTGCAAGAGTTTCCAATACTATACGGGACAGAAAAGAATGGCAAGACCAAAGTATGGATTGCTAAAATATATTTGAAAGGTAAACACACATCAGCATTGGCACTGGCATCAGCACAAATACACGCATTCGCAACAATTGAACACGGACAACTGGATGGCAAGAAGCAGCTGACGATTCGCGAATACACCGAAGGGAAAAATATTGGTAAGAAAAATGAAACAACACCCTTGCAACAATGTATTGCAGAGACAAAGAGAAAGTGGACTGACAAGCATGAAAAAGAATCATACCAAGAAACCACACCAGACCAGGTTACACAAACACAAACACAAACACAAACACAAGAACCATCAACACAAGAACACGAACCCACCAAAAAGTATTTCCCAATGCTTGCGCATACATTTGAGCCCGCCACCGCCACCGCAAAAAAGAACAACATCACCTTCCCTTGTTTCACTCAACCCAAGTTAGACGGGTTGCGTTGCATAATGTACCGCGACCCCGTCACCAATGCATTGCATTGTCAGTCACGCACCGGTTCGTATTTTGACACGATGGAGCACGTCAAAGCATCTCTTGCTCCCATTTTCACAAAATATCCCACGATAGTATTCGACGGCGAATTATATACAACTGAAATTCCCTTTGAAGAACTGGCCGGACTGATTAAGAAGAAAAAGCTGACACCTAACGACAAAGAGCGTTTGCGTGCAATTCAGTATCACATCTATGATATTGTGGACGAGACAAAGCCTTTTGAAGAACGTCATGCGATGATTCGAAAAATCTTTGCGCAAAATGCGGCATCAAGAATGGCCTCGCCTCATGCACATGCCACTGCATCCGACCACATGCCTCAGTTTATTTGCTTGGTCCCGACGACGGAGGCAAAAACGCCTGCCGAATTTAGGGCACAATTTGGCGAATTCATTGAGGCAGGGTATGAAGGAATCATGTTGCGCAACAAAAAAGGCATGTATCGCTGCAACTACAGGAGTCATGACTTGCAAAAGTATAAGGAGTTTTTAGAAGACGAATTCCCTATTGTCGGATTCACACAAGGTGATGGACGTGACAAAGGGACGATTATTTGGATATGCGTTACAAAGGAAGGAAAGGAATTCAGCGTTCGCCCGCGCGGAAGTATGGAACATCGTCGCAAGTTGTTTGAAACAGGTGAAAAATACGTTGGCAAAAAGCTGACGATTATTTACCAAGAGTTGACGGAAGAAGGAAAACCCCGATTCCCGGTTGGCAAAGATGTCCGCGACAAGTATTGATAATTCAGCAATATCGCATCGCAACATGAAACAATAGAATAAATAATATTTGCAATATATATAATATATTACCACTTTTTTTATGGCAAGAAGGAAAAGCTCATACCGCTCGCGTCGCTCTCATCGCACCAAAAACGCAAAACGCTCCCGTCGTTACAAACGCACTAGACGCGTTCGCCGCGCCAGACGTGGAGGTGACGGGTCTATCGGCACTCCATACCCTGCGGCGCGAATGATGCCGTTAAACCCGAATCAAACCTTGGATGGCAGATATTTTAGCAGAGCGAACCAAATTGGCGGTGGTGGTAGCGGCAGTGGTGCAATTAGTCCTGCTGAGTATAGTAGTGGAAGTAAAAGTGGTGTATCTACAAGTCCAAGCGAAGTTGGTGTCCTTCAACCATCAGGGTCAAGGATGGTTGTAGGTGGGAAAGATGGACAAATGGCAACCTATGGACGAACGGGAGGAAGATTTTAAACATCATACACCATCCATCAAATAAAATATCATAGTATATTAATATACCACGAATATAGCATGAGTCAAAATTCAATACAAACAATAACAGGAACATGTGGAGGAAAGGGTTCGTGGTTATCAAATGCATTAAGTAATGCAGGACCGGGTTCTGGTTCCATAAAATCATTATTCCCATATAATTCATCATCTCCTTCTCCATCTTCTCTTGACTTTCCTGGTATACTGCAAAGTGGAGGAGCAAGAAGAAAAAAAGCCAGACGAAGAACACGTAGACGCGCTAATGCTAACAAAAAACGCCGCAAACAGAGCCGAAAATATTAACTAGATATATGAATTTCAATTTCCCGAATTATACCTCCGGAAAATTGAAGTTTAAATGTAGGATAAATGTATATACAGGAAAAAAATACAAAGTTATCAACTATGGCTTCATACATGGAAAAGATTATCGGTTTCACTTCATGGGTTTCATCTCTTGAAGCAACTCCTTCGCCATCAATCAAGACCAAAAAGTCATCGACACCAGCTCCTGTGAATACGATGACGCCAACGCCAAGAACTGCCGAAACGGGAATACAGGTTCAAGTATCAACCCCCAAATCCAAACCCAAATCCAAACCTTTATCCACAACCGCAACCATCGAAACCCAAACCATTGAAAACCCTGAACTACTTGCATACACTGACGAACAGCTTATTGGACACTACACTCAAGAAATTCTCAAACCTGAACTGGTTGTTGACGATGCGTCATCGAATCAAAACCAAGTGTTCACATGCTGCGTTTGCCTTGACACGCTCGCACTCGGAAACACAAACACGACGCTCACGCCATGCGGCCATGCATACCATTTATCATGCCTTCTTTCATCACTTCGCACCAAAAACTTGTGCCCATTGTGTCGTGGTTCGCTGGAAGAACCAAGACCAACACCGACAACCACAAACATTCTTCGCCCAGCGAATGCAGAGCAAATCATTCGCGATGAGCTTTACTGGTTTCCCAAGAGTGCGTATATACAAAACATCCGCGGTTCAAACCATCCCAGAAGAGCATTCAAAGAGGCCGCACGAACATTTGGATATGCAGTTTTGCAATCTGCTGCTGAGTTTGTTCACGCAGACAACATTCCGGATGAATGGTATAGTGATGATGACACAGAAAACGAAAGTGATGACAGCAACAGCGAGAACGAGAACACTGACAACGAGAACACTGAAAACGAGAACAACACTGACAATGACAATGAAAGCGAAAACAGCAACACCTACAGCGAGAGCGATGACAACGGCGACACAGAGACGCCACGCAACCAGCGCCAGCAAGACGAAGACGAATTCAACTACGCAGAACATGCTCGTATTCAAGCTGCCAACGAAGAACGAGCTATGGGAGCAAACCATTATCCAATCAGAAGCATACGCTTACGAAGTAGGTTAGTAGAAGAGCGTGGAAACAACTTTGACTTGCGCAGTGAGTTGCCATAATGCAAGTCGGTTGCTAGTCAGAATAAATAAACTTTTTTTTATACATATTATATATAACCACAACCACAACAACCACAACAACCACAACAACCACAACAACCACAACAACATGGTTTGCACAACGAGTTGCGTAGTAGCTACTATTTTTATAGTGGCTATGGTTTTTACAATGTATGGCTCAGATAAAACTGAAGCGATAAACAATTTTAGGCGTATTTTAACACATCAACAAAATGTAACTTATGATAAAATCGCAAATGAACGTAGAAGAATATACTTCGTTGGTTTTGCACTAGGTTTGCTTGCATCATTTATATTTTTGGCATGGAATCATTCATCAGGTTCACGTAGACTCAACAAATTTTCAACCATTTGTGTCGTAGGTGCAATCACGTTTACAATTAACTATTTTTACTATATGTTGGCGCCGAAGAGTGACTGGATGATTCTTCATATTGATGGTGATACGCAAAAGAAAGCATGGTTAGGAGTGTATAAAGTCATGCAATATAACTATCACATAGGTGCACTTCTTGGATTGATAGGTGCACTATTTATTGGGAATGTGTTTTGTAAGTAGTTCGCTCTATTCTACCGAACATCGCTATTTGTGATTTTTTGTTATAAAAACTATACAATAAAAATACAAAGTTAATATATTAGTATAGTAATATATTAGTATAGTAATATATTAACTATATACATATAACATAATGCAAAACATGTTTTTTATGAGTAACCATCGTCATGGTAACCATAGTCATATTCACAGAAAACAAAATAATACTAATAATGTTATTGCAAAAAGACTCATACCATTTGAACTACCACCGAATCCACTATACAATATTAAAAGAGAAGAATATATTAAACATATTTTAAAAAGTCATACAAATATAAAAAACATTCATAATGATTATACTGGACATATAGTAACAATTACTTACAATAATCCATATGAAAAGTATATTGAAATTATGAGACAAAATAAAAAAATAGAAACGAATGAAAAAGTAGAAAAATACTTCTGGGAATATGATATCAACGACACGCCACTTATATGGGTATCTATGCTAGTGCCTAGCTATAACACAAAACAGGAATTTTTAATAGAGTGTATAGATTCGATAAAAGCCCAAGTAGGACATTTTGGGTTAGAGTTGGTGTGGATAAATGATGGTTCAACGCCCGAAAATACAAAAATTCTTGAATATATTTTGAATGAAAAATTTCAAAGTCCACCTATAAACCATTTTAAACTAGTATATCACAATAATGTAGAAAATAAAGGTATTCGGTATACCTTACATAAAGGTGTTCTCATGTGCACAAATGAGATTGTAATGCGTTTTGACTCTGATGACATTATGTTAAAGGATAGAATAATAACACAGATAGTATATATGTTACAAAATCCTGACTGCATTATATGTGGTGCAGATGTATATGAATTTACGACAGAAAATAATGATAGTAGTAACAAAAATAAAAAAATAATAAACTATACAAACTTTTCGCCTGTTCTTACATGGAAAGATTTTTTAGAAAAAAAAAATGTATATTATACTTTATCTCATCCTACTTTTTGTTTTAGAAAAAATAAAATACTAGAAGCAGGAAACTATAATAAAGACTTTGAACATAATTTTGAAGACTTTGAATTATTGTTAAGACTATTAAAAAAATACAATCAAATACATAACATTGTCAAACCACTTGTATTATATCGTTCTCATGAAATGCAGATAACTAAAATGGGTGGCAGTGACTTATTTAAAAAAATTATTGAATATGTTAAAAACATTGTAGAAAATGCATAAAGTATTTTGGAATGCCAAATTAACTTACATCATTTTAACAAAAATTTTAAAGAAAGCCATTTAAACTAGATACTTTCGCAACTTTCGTTTGTATGTATAGTAATCAGGGTCTTCAGTATAGGTTACACTCCCTAAGTAAACAATATTATCATAAAATTTTTTGACATCATTTACCAAAGGTGCTTCATAAGGCCGCATAGATACACTATCATAAATAGATTTAAGCACACAATACGCATCTTCATGATTTTTTGTAAATTGGGATTCGTATAATGATACAGACATATAGTTCATCACATGCGTCATAGTTTCAACGACTTCATGCACAGGTTTTTCTGATAGCTTCACTGATTTTGTTACTTCCATTTCAATTTCCTTAACTATAGTTTATTATTTGTAATATAGGATATATTATTTAATATATAATATATTACTTAACGTATATTTCCAGAACAGAATACACGCTAAAACCGGAATCCACCGCTAATACCGATGCTGTTGGAACCTTGTCCGTTCCATCCAGCGTCACGACCAACGTGAATCGCACCATAACACCCACTGGCTTTTGCTTTTGCCATGGCTTAAGTATTTTCAGAAACAACAACAACAACAACAACAACAACAACAACAACAATATATTATATAGTCGTCGAATATTAGTCGCTTTTAAGTAGTTTTATGGTTATAATATATATTCTCTAAAACTACTTAAAGACATCCAACTATATGTATATGTGAATGAGTAGTTGTCAATTGAAATACTCACTCACACAAAACCATATTATACCGACATGGCGCAGAGGCAGCGCGCTAGGCTCATAACCTAGAGGACATAGGATCGAGACCTATTGTCGGTATTATCATCAAATCGCACCGGTGCATGTAGGCACATAGAGCACTTCGCAATCGTGAAATATTCTACCGGTATAGCTCAGCGGCAGAGCGTCTAAAAGTATCGTTGGTCAATAGTTCGTCGTGTATAATGATTATCTAGTTGTGTATTTATAACGAAAAATTAGTCGTTTCTAACGAATAATTAGTTGTGTATTTATAACGAATGGTTAGTCATGTAACGTCCGAATGACTGATGGTTATCGCCTTATAAGCGGAAGGTCACAGGATCGAAACCTGTTGCCGGTAACATTTTCAATTTGTCTGTTTTACAGAAACAGGTCGTCAAGCTGGACGTAAAACGTAGTAACCAATTAATACTTTACCGGGTTGGCGCAGAGGCAGCGCGCGGGGCTCATAACTCCGAGGTCACTCGATCGAAACGGGTATCCGGTATTTATCATCATTTTGCACCGGTGCATCAAGGCACTAGCACAACCAAAACTAAAGTCAGGCTCAGAGACTATAAACAGAGTGGAAAAGGACTCATTGAAAGAATTCAATTGAATTCAACAAGCAACTGATTTCAATTAAAGAACACTAAAAACATAATCAATATTCACGTAGCGTGAGTCATGCTCAAGTATGTATAACCACCTTTCAAAAGAAGTAAATAAGAAAATATAGTTTTCTTTTATGGATGATGGTGATTATCGCGATTCACTTTTTCAATGCGTCATGGCGGGCTTAATAATAATAATAATAATAAAAATAAAAATAAAATGGGGATTCTTTTTGACACATTGAATTATAGTCACATACTAAAAGAGCTTATGATTGGATGATTGAATGAATGAATGAGTTAGTGAAAGTAATTGAATCAGGTTGAATCCAGTTGAGTTTGGATGAGACTGCTACATGCGAGAGCGGGGCATGTAGCAAACTTTTCCTATTGGTATACTTTGACCTGGCCTTAACTGGTTCGTGTCCGCCATCAGTAGGTTATCCAATTATAAGATTACAATTGAAACCTTTGGCGAAGGATAGTGGAAGGTTTTCAATTAGGCGACACTATCCGCAAACAACAACATTAACAAGCCACTTCCTTGGCGGACGTAACCCCTATTTGGTGCTCTTTTGACAGAAATGTCTGATAACTGAATGGTTTTCTTGACTCATTATTAAGACGGCGCTGGATCGAAGCCGGCGGGTGGCATTTACTAACACTTGTGTTTTTTACAGACGCCTCACCTCACCTGAACACACACCAACACACAGCAATCATAACAAAATCGAGCATTATTAGTTTAAAAATGTTGGTAGCACCGCGATGCACAACATCACCATCATCACAGGTAGTGATGTTATTCACTCATGAACATAATAAAAAACAAAATCGAATAAAAAAATAAAGTGGTTCTAAGGCTCTTTTAGCTCAGTTGGTTAGAGCGCGGGTCTTATGAGCCCGAGGTCGCGGGTTCGAGCCCCGCAAGGAGCAATATATTTTTTGACGTTTAGCACCAATGGCCGAGTGGTCTAAGGCGGTGGACTTAAGCCCCACTATCTCAGGATGCGCAGGTTCAAACCCTGCTTGGTGCAAATATTTTATTAATAATAACTCTAAAAGTTATTATTAATTTTCCATTTTATTATCGATAAATATAGTATAAGTAACTAAATAACATAAATGGCGTCAGCTTCACTGGCTTCTCCACCACCTGAAAGTGATATTTCAAGAATAGACCCAAGAACACATTTATTTTTTGACGATGCCTCACGATATATTACAGAAGTGCGTCATGCGGTTACTGCATCAGGAATACCAACACCACTAGTAGCAATTGAATGCCCACCTGGTGAACTTGAATTGTATAATGACAAAGGCAGTAAAGTTAAAGTAACTCCCGAGACATATATTCAAGTAAAATCACCCGAGATTAGAGACACACATTTTAAATATTTTTTACTAAACATACATAAAGAAACGGAATTAGGAAATGGAATAACAATACCAATGATTCAGCAAATTATTGAGTTTGAAGATACCCCTGGGGTTCCGAAAGAACGTATCTATTTTTTTGACTTTGATAAACTATTATCGCAAGTAAAAAGTGTAACATTTGCATTTGGTAATCGTAAAGAAGAGGATTCTATATCAAGGTCAATACCTGCGTATGCAAAATACATTTTTTCGGACCATATAGGCCCTGAGCCTGCAAATGGAAGATTAACATTATTGAAAACAATGTTTGAAAAAATTGGTCCTGCGCGTGTATATGTTGTAACTAGTAATGGTTTAGCAAATGACAGAATTTTAAATAAAAAAACTGGAGTGTTAGACCCAAACCCTTATAAGCGTTACTTTGTTGAGTTAATACGACAATTGTTGCCAACATTTAATGAATCACACTTAGTATGCACATTTAGCGAAAATACCCCGCCACTATTTAACAATAAAGGCCAAGCAATAGTTCATATACTGACAAAACTACCCTTAAGTAAAGCTAGCGCAAAAGGAGATAGCCCAAAAGCTAGCCCAAAAGCTAGCACAAAAGCTAGCACAAAAGGAGATAGTCCAAAAGCTAGCACAAAAGGAGATAGCCCAAAAGCGAGTGCAACACCGAAAGCTAGTAAAAAAAGAGCTAGCGCAAAAACACCAAGAGCTAGTGCAAAAGGTAGCCTGTCAAGTGGCATAGGAGGTGGAGGTGGAGGTGGTTTCAAAACTCGTTATTCGCGTAATAAAAAACGAACCACGAGACGAAAAATAATAATTAAAAAAAAATATAGTAGACGAAAGTTACAAACTAGACGTAAATGTCGTGGTCTACGCCGGAAATAATACTTTCACTTGTGCTGGTATACCTTTTGCAACCAAATCAGCAGGCATAGGTCCAACAGGTTTAAAATACTTCTTGTAGTTTTTGATAACATATTCCACAGATTTATCTCCTGCTTTCGGATACAAAAACACTTCATACGCATCCTGCGACAAATTTGACGAAAGAACTGCGACGATATTCGGGTCATCATCAAACGTATTCAACATTTTTCGCGCCGCCATTTTGCCCGTAGGCATAGTAAATATTTTATGCCCGCCTGTTTTCTGAATGAGCACTACTTTTTTGCCGGAGGCTAAACTTTCCCAAAGTTTCTCTAATGGTTTATTCTTGCCCCAAACAGAATTTGGATCTGCTTCCATTTCTAGTATACGCTTCGACTTTTTGGTTTTATTTTTCGTCAGTTTTGTAGCCGCCTGCACCTTTTGCCAACGTTGCACCCCTCGCGCATTTGTTACGATAACCCACCGGTTCCCATCATTGCCTTTTTTAATCGTCCCTTTTTTAAATAATGTTGCACTTTGGGATGGTGCTTTACGTGTTGTAGACATGTATGTGTATATATATTTACTTTATATTATTCAGTTATTTATGAATTTTTTATTTTTAATTATTTTATGGGTGAATAATATACTATAATATGGAATTTAAAGATAGTTCAAAATGTTATAATTTTAAAAAAATAAAATATAATAAAGGGTTACTAGATGAAGCAGTTGATGCAACGTATATTATTAACCTAGAAGGAAACGGACGTTATGATGATATAATGAGTCAACTAGAAACATACCACCCGACCAAAGAAGTATACATTGTTTTTAATAAAGGCTATAAGAAATGTAAAAAAGATGACTATATAAAACTTCCTGCACATGACTTAGTAGACGCATTTTTACAAGTATTTAAACATGCAAAAAAAGAAAACTACGATAATATATTAATTTTAGAAGATGACTTTATTTTTACTGAAAAAATAAAAAAAGAGTCTATTCAAAATGATATTTGCTCATTTTTAAATAACAATAAAAATAAAGACTATCAGTATTTCTTAGGATGTTTGCCACTTTTACAACTTCCATGCACACTAGATTGTAAACATTATATAAATATTGGTTCATTAGGAACACATGCAGTTATTTATACCAAAAAAAATAGAGAAAGATTATTAAATGTAAATCAAAAAGACATAACAGACTGGGATTGGTATAGTTTCACACAAGTAAGAAGATACGTTTATAATAAGCCTCTATGTTACCAACTATTCAACAATACAGAAAACTCGAAAAACTGGCATAAAGATAATTATATTTTACATATATTTGCATTATTAACAAAAAAAGTTTTTAACTTTATAAAATTAGATACTCAAATAGAACCAGGTTATACAATATTTTATATAATTTCGAAAATATTTATATTTACTCTATTGATTTTAATTTTATTCATTGTTTATAACATCATAAATAGAGCGATAGTAAAAAATAAATTTAAATCAAAAACAAACTTAAAGAAAAAAATATAAATAATATTGGGTGAGAGTCTTATATTCCTTGGTATGTAAGTATGCTTCTATAGTGTAGTGGTTAGCACATTGGACTTTGAATCCAATAACACCAGTTCGAATCTGGTTAGAAGCGCAACCTAAGCCCAATAAAACCATAATGCGTTAAAAAACAGAAATATTAATATATGAAGATAGTATAGTTGTGCCCCTGTAGCGCAGTTGGATAGCGCATGGGACTTCTAATCCCAGGGTCGGGGGTTCAAGTCCCCCCAGGGGTGTGTTATTAGTTAAGGCTTCTCTAGCTCAGTAGGTAGAGCGTGTGGCTGTTAACCACAAGGTCATCGGTTCGAGCCCGGTGGGGAGCGTTATTTATTTTTTATTACAAATTATTGTTTTGTAATAAAATTATGAAATAATATTTAAAAAATTGTAGTTATGATTTTTTATTTATAGTTAAAAAATTAAATAACTATAAGTTATAAGTAATTTAGGTAATAAAATGCCACAAAGTAAAAAGCGTTTATCGAATATATATGTATGTGGCAAAAAATCTAAAGGGCATATTCTTCCAGCTACAGAGTTATTGATTTCATCTGCGGTAACATTTGAAGTTACACCACATAGTGTATATTTTTTAACAGAAGCATTCAACTACACAAGTGGTGCATGGTTCAAATTTATAATTATCAATGATAATATTATTTCAGAAAATACGAATGGAAATGCAAAAAATAATGGAATATACAGAATGTTTGTATGTAATGGTTCTGGAATAAATCGACATTCAGTTATTTTTATAAATGCACTTGCATATATTTTATCTACTCGAGGATTAGGAAACTATCCAAACTCTAAGTATTATCGATTCATGAAAGCATACAATGATATAATTTCATGCAAAGATTCTAAAAAAGGGTATTTATCCTGCAAAGATAAAATACTTCGTTCAAAATGCATATTGAATCAAGAAATAAAAAAACATTTCAAATGTATGCAGGTAGTTTCAGCCGGTTCAGGTTCTGTATTTGAAACAAATGACGGACACTATAATATTTGTCTTAATACTAAATCAGGTCATTATAGACCTTCATTAAAAGATGTTGATTTTGCAAAATCATTTTTAAAAGATATAATTGAAAAAATGGACTGCAAATTACTTCGAGATAAAATTAAAGTAAGTTCACAATATAAATCTTCCAAACAAACAATTAGAAAAGTATTTGGCGACCACACTGAATCAAAAATCGGAATTTGTATACCAAAAAAAAATAAAAGTAGAAAGATAAAAAATATCATGAGTATTCCTGACTAATGGTATCGTATTGAACCTGGTGGGGAGCGTCATTGTTTTATTACTATTTAGAAAAATAGTAATAAAAATGTAAAAAAGTAAAAAGTAAAAAGTATTAGAACATATACACACGCGTGCACTTACCTTATTTACCACGTTATTGCACTCCATGCCTACTTAGGCAGGAATAGTGACCGAATCTTGCTTTCGCTTGAGCGAACTTTCGCGTGCAACCTCTGCGGCATTTCCGCGATGGTTTGCTGCAACAGCAGCGGCGACTTTCTTCGCGGAAGGTGCGCGACGACTCACTTCAATCTGGTGACACAAGGAATGCAACTGGAAACGCGTATCAGTGAGCGATGTTTGAACAGGAGCTGAAGACGATGATGAAGACAAAGACGGCGTCGATTTGGTAGCAGCTGCGGCTGCGCGTTGAGCCCAGGTGAGTGGCTTGGCAGGTTCGTTTGCAGGAGGTGGACCAGTCAACACGGCACGCTCTTTGGCAACAGGCTTGGGAACATTTGCCGGAGTGTTTCGGATTTCTTCTTGTTCGCGTTCATACTCAGAGTCATCAGAAGGGTCATCGACCGCGAGAACTCCGAATGAACCGCGGCAGGCAGGAACTGCGGCGGGAGATGGAGCAACAGGAACTGGGGCATTGGCAACAGGAATTGCTGCAGTAGCAGAACCACCACCAACAACCTTCCAGCCATTGACACCATTTGCATTTGCACGTTTTGCCTCACGTTCACGCTCTTTGTATTCCCTTTCACGACGGGCTTCTTCGGGGCAGTAGCTTGAAGTGTGTCCAGCGACACCACACATCAAACATTTTTGAGCCAGAAGTGTAGGGCACACGACTTTTCCGCAAGGGCCGGGTTGGTCCTTCACGTAATGGTCGGTATAATCGGCGACAGGAAGACCAGCATCATAGCAAACCTTGCAGAACGGCATGTCGGCGGGACCAACCCAACCATCAGGAAATTTGCGAACATTGGAAGAAGTATTGGGACCACGCGACAGCGTGAGAGTATGGTTTCCGTTATTCTTGAGATTGATAGTCACTTGAGAACCTGGGATTCCATAGGTGTAAGAAGTAGTAGACGCGGAACGACGAGCAGACTGAGTAGAGGACGACATTTGACAGACAGACGGACAGACGAAATTGATGTTTTGATTTCACTGCATTTTATTTTATCGTTCTATTTCACTTCAATTTTCCGGCGATGATAATAAACTATGGAAATCAAAAATATAAAATCAAAAATCAAAACTATTATTTTGTAAACATATTATATAAAAATAAATATAGTTATGAAAAATACGACAAGAAAATTAAAAAGAACCTCTTCATCTAAAACAAAGTATAGCGATAATGAAATCGTATTGAAGTTTATTGAAATATTAAATATCGTTAAAATTTATCACTGGAAAACATTTAGCTATCCTCAACATAAAGCAACAGATGAACTATACGAAAGTCTAAACGGACGTGTAGATGAGTTTATCGAAACTTTGTTGGGGAAAACCGGCGGTCGTTTTAATCTTACATCTACAAAACATATTCCCTTTTATGACTATACAAATGTTACCAAGTTCAAACAATGCATCGAAACATTTAAAAAGTATCTTGTGAACATGTCAAATGCGCCATATTTTAAAAACCCTGAACATAGCGACTTGCTTAACATTAGGGATGAAATATTGGGTGACTTGAATAAATTTACTTACTTGCTTACGTTTCATTAAAATATCATAGTATATTATATATTATTCGTATATTCATATATAATATTTATTTATAATGCATAACAAGAAGTCTAAAACATCTAAGAAAACCGCGACAAGGAAGACAAGGAAGACAAGGAAGACAAGAACAATAAAGAGACAATTCTTATACAATCCAAATAATCATAAGAAATCATTTGATGTATATATCGACAAAAATCCAAATGATACAATCCATATTAAGTATACAACAACAGATGACGTAAAAAATACAATTCATAAACTTGAAAAGTTATATAAAAATAAAAAATATCCACATAAAAGAATATGGCAAGTTGGAATGATTATGAAAGTGCGTTTGGAAGTTCTTAAAAATAAAAAACCTGAACAATACCAGCTATCTAAAAAATATTTCGAATTTTTGGGGAAACGAACACAACAAAAAGATGATGCACTGCGAATGAAAATGCACTTCAATTTTTGACATATAGTGACTTTCGTGCGCCAGAAAATTGAATTTGTAAATGATATTGAAATGAAATACAGAGCAGAGTATATTTTAAAGAAATAGATATTGACAATGACAATGCAAGCATCATTCCCAAGCACGAAAAAAGTTCCAGCAAGCCTTCGCAATATGCGAATCAATGTTCAACCTGATTCGCATATTGCCCCTGCCCCTGCCCCACTGGAACTAGGCAAGTATGTTCAACGTTTTCACGACTTTCTAACACATGCAGGTTTACAACACAAAGACTACCAAACCCAAGGCATTCAGTTTTGTCTTCAAAGTGAAATGAGAGCCACCATAGATGAAACATACGTGCGCGGTGGAATCGTCGCAGACGAAATGGGTCTTGGCAAAACAATCATGATGATTGGTCTCACCATTTCGAACTTCAAAAAGCGAACGCTTATTGTTTTGCCAGTGGCGCTTGTCAAACAATGGGAGCAACAAATCCTCAAAACTGCCGGACACAATGCACTCATATACTATGGCGCAGAAAAGCGAAAAATAACTCCCGAAATGTTGTCCGAAGCACCTATTGTCATTACGACATACGGGCACATGATTCGTCGCACTCAGTTTCACCCCCTCTATGCACTCAAGTGGGACCGCGTCATTTTCGACGAAGCGCATCACGTGCGCGGCCGCAACACCCAAATCTTCAAAAGCGTTTCGACACTGAATGTGAATATTCGCTGGTTTGTTACAGGCACGCCGATTCAAAATTCGATTCATGACCTTTATGCATTGTGTGCACTTCTTGGGCTTCCTTCGTGGTATTATGCAAACAAAGATAATCTGCGCGAAATTGTGAAAACATATGTCCTCAAGCGCACCAAAAAAAGCGTCGGACTTTCATTGCCACCCCTCACAACAAAAACCATCGTTGTCAAATGGGACTCGCAGGAAGAAATGATATTGTCGCGCAATCTTCATAGCGGAATCGGATGTTTAAATGTGCCGGCACTAAGTGACCAAAACCAGGAAGAGGACCAGGACTCGACTTTGGATCCCCCAGCATGGTTTCCTGAGCCTTCGCCAGTAAAAATCGGTCGCATGATTCAAGCAAAGCAGTCATGCATCTATCCTCGCCTTGCATGCCGCAAATCTGTGCCTCAAATGCCACCCACCGAAGACGAAAACTACAGCAGCAAAATCTCCAAAGTTGTGCGAACTATCCTCTCGCGCAAAGATAATGGCAAACGCAAAATCGTGTTCTGCCACTTCCGAGGCGAAATTGACTACATTCAGTCGCGTTTGGTCACTGCGTTTCCGTCTCTTGTAGTGCGATATTTGGATGGGCGAACAAGCGAAAGCGAACGCCGCGAAATCCTGGCACCTGATGCTGGCGTCGATGTGCTCATTCTCCAAATACAAACATGCTGCGAAGGTCTCAATCTTCAACAATTTTCGGAAGTATACTTTGTAAGCCCGGACTGGAATCCGGCAATCGAAGACCAGGCCATTGCAAGATGCCATAGATTCGGACAAACAGAACCAGTTTCAGTATTTCGATTTGTTATGGCGCCGCTGCGTATTCGCCCAACACCCGAAATGATGGAGCAGCTCCAAAACCCCGACCACCAAGACCAAGACGCAGCGTCACAAGCATCAACTGCGTCACAGCCGGATGAAGATGACGACGACGCCGACCATACCCCGAATGACGATGGATGTATTGCCATCGATACAATTGAAGCATACACTGCAAATATTCAAAACAAAAAGAGAATATTTGCAGAAGAGGTATTGAATGTAGCATTGTAAGTGTAATCCGCCTGGTCCTAGCCCTCCCATAAAATAAGAACAATATACTAACTAACACTTTTTTATTCAATCGTTCGCATGTAAATGCGTTTTATTCGCACCGATATTTGCGTATTCATCGGCAAGACGATTTCCATTTGCCTCAAATGTATCTAGATTTGTATGCGAGTAAACATGTTTCACAATAAGCTCCATACCATAAACACTAATCTTGTCACGAATCTCCATAATCTCTTGCACCATGTCTGCATTCTTCACTTCTTCGCCACTTTTCTTCGAAACAAGATAACCTGCATTCCTATACTTAACGCCCGTATCCCCTAAGATTAGCTTCGAGTATGACGAGTCAGTATAAAGAATAATTTTCGTTTTTTTTAGTTTTTCGTTGTCAATACCGCCAACACCGCCTGTCTCCGTAACTTTATCAATAAAGTCCAAAATATAATTCAACCCATCAATAATTGCTTTCAATTCACCTCGATTATTTGTTTTATTGTCATGTATTGTGCCAGCATATCGCAACTCCTCCATCAAGCCGTATGCAGGAATGTATATCCCATACCCGCACAACAATTTTGTTTCACCATTTTTGCTCTTTTTGCGAATAAGTGAACCATCCGTAAATACATGAATAATATGTGCATCGTTATCAATACTACTTGCGGCATCGCCGCCGCTTCCAAGCGTATCCGCCATAGACTGGTTTGTTTTTGTGCCAAATCCATGAATCAGAAAATGCTCCGCTTCTTCTTTCGTATCGAATTTCTTAAACACGGGGTGTCTTACACCGAAAATATTCTTTTTGCATTCGTTCCAGTCAGTATATATTCCACGCTGCTTTCCTTTATGAACTGCGTAGAAAGGCATGTTTTGAGTTTGTGGGTTTGTTCTAGTATAATATATAATCGTTTTTTTAAACGTTTATATGTTAGATTTATTTTTTCAATTTTATTGTCGATACCTACTCTGTAATGATTTCCGAAATCGTAGAATAAGGAGGTGATTTAGTATTCAAGTAATCCCCTAGATTTTTAACAGATTGGCATTTTATACAAATATTTTTACCTATTCTTTTTGCTTTGTTTAGTATAGTTCGTGTAATAAGTCGTGTATTGTTACATTCGTCGCATTTTAATTCAAACAAAGTTTTATTGTATTCTTTAAAATTTTCTTTATTATTTTGATAATATTGCTTTTTATTTTTGAGAATATTTTCTCTATTTTGTTCCGCATATAATTTATTTATTAATATTTTTCGTTGCTTTGGGTCTTGCTCTGTAATCTCAGACTTATACTTATCTTGATTTTTTACATTATCTAATTGGCTACAATATCTAAGGTTATTGACATGGTTGTTTAACTTATTCCTGTCTATATGGTCTATAACTTGATTTTCAGGACGCTCACCTATGAACAATTTTGCGACAATATGATGAACTAAATGATTTATTCGTTTACCATCTTTTGTCTGTTGAAAATATTTATAGCCTCTATTTTGAATTGAGCATTTCAACTCTTTGTAATTACCATCGTTGAGTTTTCGTCTAACATTTCCCATGTTAGACACCTCATAATCGTTAAAATACGCTTTGTATATTTCCTCCATATTATATTTAATAATATTGCAAATGCTTTAAGTCATTGTATGAATGGTAATTTTACCATTCAATTCCAGAGAATAGACCGGGACAAATTATTCGCCGAGTATTTGTTGCTTTTCCAGTCACCAAGCATTCCCTTTGTCCGCGTCAAGTAGTTCTTGCGCCTGGTTTTGTCATGATGTTTCGTATAGTCTTCATACCCCATTTGCCCAAAATTCACCCACTTATTATTTTTGGGGTCGAAAACCATATACTTCTTTGCTGGATTTCTTGCGGGATATAATTTTGCAGTCTTGGTTCTGCCAAGATACTTATACGCCATACGTTGCGCAATCCGTGGTGTAGAGTATAAATAAATACGCTTGGGGAATTTCTTGCTCTTTATTTTCATTGTTTTATTCATGTTTTTATTGGTTCTTCTTGTAGACATTCTTATATTTATACTGCTATTTTTATTTTTTCTTGATTTGTTTTTCTTTGTTGTATTTTTTATTGATTTGTTTGTTTTTTTATTTTTGCGTGTTTTTTTACTTGTTCTTTTTCTATTTCTTCCACCTCCATCGCTATCATTGTCAAACATACTGGTAGCAGCACCTTGCCCACGAACAGGAGAAAGAGGTTCAGCGCTTGAAGCAGAATTTTGGCTACCCATACTTTCTTCCCATTCTACATCAGAACCCATAGTGTTTTGTAAACTACCTTCACCTAAAACATCTCGGACTAATTTATCACTTTCCCTACTACCTAAGCTTGAACCTGAAACTGAACCTGACACTGAAGTTTCATCATCATCTGATATTGTGCCAACTTCACTAGCAACATCACCTTGAAATTCACCAGATTCACGTCTGTCTAGTATTTCAAGTATAGGGTCAAAAAGCGCTTGAACAACAATTTGCATATTACGTCGACCACTAGTGATTGCTTCTTCTATCATATCTGGAGTAATAAGCCCAACAAGACCATTAGGTTTGCTACAAATATCTTTTTGAACATGATCCAAATACTCCCACCAGTTCCACATTCCTCGTATTGCATCACAAATAGGATTATCACCAAAGTTATCAAAAACTCTACCAAAGTGTTTCATGATCAAGTCTTTACCGCTGTTGAATGGCGACATATAGGCAGAGACATATGTAAAACACTCAGTCATAAGAGTTCTAAAATAGTTGTCTAAGTAGTCAAGGAATTGTTGGTATCCAGCAGTTTTTGAGTATTCTCCTTTTTTGGCAGCAGCCATACAACCAAGTGATAAATAATCACTCATAGTTGCTAAAATGGTTGCAAATGCTGATAGACCTTCTGGTCCAGCTATGTCACCTGGTTTTGGTTGCGCAGGACCAAGGGGGCCAATTGATACAACATTAAACTGCACATCTACTCCAAAACGAATATAAGAAAATGGAGGTTGTGGTGCAGGAGGAGGAGGAGGAGGCTTTGAAAAACAACATATTGTCGAAGAAACACACACAACAACTTGAATTGCTCTACCCGCATTAGAAAATACTAACCGCATTAAAAACATTTTATTGTGAACTTTTACGGGGATTTTTGCATCTGAATGAGCAGTTTGTGGGGTTACTCCACTGGGGTTTGCTATATACCTATCAATAATTCCGGGAGGAAACGTCATGCTTTTACGAGTTGCAGAAAATATATAAGGTCGAAACAAAGGATGTCGAAACAAAGGATGTTGAAAAACCCCTGAAAAGTCGCAGTTTCCACCAGAACCAGCACCAAAATCCAGTCCTCCAGGAAATTCAACATATTGTCCATTTTCATTTAAAAAAGCACATCTAACCTGTGGATTAATAACCGGGTCAAAATTCGGTGTTACATTTAATGGGAAACTAGAGACTCCTGTATATTCATTTAAAATACTGGACATCAGTAAGTGTCTATAAACACCAGAGTCTAATGTTCTTACTAATCTATATAAAGGGCTATCACGAATTATTAAAATATTACTATAGTCAGGCATGTAGTTAAAACTACTTTCAATAATATGGTGTTTCAACTCATCGCAAGTTTGAATATTATGTCCAAAATCAAGAAAAAGTGTAAAACATCTTCTTATTTTGGTTATTTCCGCAAGTAGGTTACCTGGTGGGTTAGTAGTAAATATGTCACATATTTTTTGAATAGTATTTTGCAAAGCTTGAGGTAAACTATTAAATATTATATTATTTTTTTGTTGTTGTGTCAACATGGCTCCACCTAGTCTTGTAATATTATTAGCAATCATAAGTGTGTCAAGTTCAATAAGGTTAACTTCTTTTACGTCTATTACTGCTTTGCTACCTGGAAATGAAAATTTTCTGTATAAAGTTGCACCTCTTCTTCCCATCCTAGGTATTCCACTAAAACTAACACCTGTTTCAAATGTAGTTATAGGTTCAAGAAGACGAAATGAAGTCATTTGTTTTGCAATAGCAGGCGTTGAAAGGTGTTCAAGAAATGGATTATATGTCATTCCTGAAATATTACTGGAACTTCCTGCTACTACACACGCAATGGGTGAAACACCTGGAACTACTCTACAACCTTGAACAAATAGTGTATCAGGCCATCTTTTAAATAGCATATAAAAATCTTTTACATCTGATTTATTTCCATCTTTCTCTCTATATTTATGGAAGATAGTTGTTAAACAACAAGAGAGAGGAAAGCTACTATATACACGTTGTCCACGACTTAAATCACAAGAATGTAGCTGGTTATCTTTACGAAATTCAGTTGCTAATAATGCTGCCTCATCTGTATAGGTATGTGTCTCTACGTCTGTAATTCCATTATTAGCCCATGTTTTCATAGGTAGTAAACTATTAAATCTGTAACAATGACGATTAAAATTTGGAGGAACAGGACCTAATGGGTTTTCATATGGGTTAAATCCTCTTCCTGCAATTAAGTCATGCACCCATTGACTCTGAAGATGTATCATACCACCAAAAAAACATACTATTTCTTGTTGACTACTTAATGTTGTTGGATGGTAATTACCAGTTCCTTGTTTATCCACAAAATGTTTGACGTAGTATTTATTTATATGAACCTGTAAAAGGTCAAGAATAAACGTAGTTAATGTATAGTCAGGACCTTTCATGTATTTTTTTCCTTCAAGAGTAAGAAATGCACGCGCAGTTCCTCCTTCACTGAATGATGGGTATGTCCAAAAGTATATACCATTTTGATAATCTTCTATTTTATAATTATGAATTCGAATCATAATCAATGGTCTTCCAAACAATTCTTCATCATCGATAATGGGACCAATAGAGTATACTACTCTTTCATCTCCAATTATAACACTTGGAAATGGGTCATTAAACCCTTCGGGGTCTAGTCCACCTGGACCCATTCCAGCAGCAGCAGAAGCAGCAAAAGCACTCGCAGCTACCGCTCTACTATGATGAGCAGCAACACATTCACCAACCATGCGTCGTATATCAGGATGTGCAGTAACAAATGGTGAATTTTGGTGCCTCAGTATACTTGCTATGTCATTAAAGTCTCTATCTGAACTTATACAGCAACACCAGTCAGCGGAATCAGGAAGGCAAAGTGCAGGGTCTATCTCACATACCATTAATGCTCTTGAAGAAGAACGCATACCAACAGCTGCGGGAATATGAATACCTGCCTGTTCAAATGCTGGTAAAGATAACGACTTTATTCCATGTTGGTTATATGTGTCATCAACGCTGCCTGGTTGGTCAATAATAGTATTTAGCGTTACCGCTTTAAATTTTAAAACAACAAACTCTACTAATTCTTGTATAGCTGCCGGTGTAAGTTTTGCAAGGTTATCTAAAACTGGTAAGGCATCTGGTGGAAATTGTTGTTCTATAAAAGCTCGTATTTGCGCATCGTTATACTCTGTAAATACAGGAATGCTTTCTACTTTTCTTTTTGCTGCTAACTCTTTTTCTCTAGCTTTGATACCGCTAAGAATAGTTCCCACATTTTCTTGTCTTCTTTTTTTTTGTTTAAGTGTTCTTTGTTTTTCTATTTCTTCTTCTTCAAGTTTTCTTTGTTCTGCTCTTAATTTTTCTATTTCTTTTTTTGTTTTTTGTTGTTTAGCTTTGACTTTTTCAAGTAGTTCTTTTTTTAAACCTTCTTTTATAACAAAGGGTGATGGTGATGATGATGCTAATACTGGTTCTCTTTTACTTTCAATTTCTTCAAGTTTTGCTTTTTCTATTTCTATTTCTACTTCTCTTAAAAATCTAATTTTTGCTTCATGTTCTTCCTCCTGTTCTTTTAAAAATTGTTCTTTTAAAAGTTTTTTTTGTAACATTATTTCTTTTTTTTCAGCATAGCTAACTTTACCTTTTCCTCTACTTGTAGGTTTAGATTGAAGACCCATTGCTAATGTAAAAGGTGGTGGTGAATCTTTTTCAACTTCAACCATTTGTGCATGAGTAGGAGTAGTAGCACGAGTGCGTCTAACAGCAACAGCACTAGCAAGACTAATTGGTGGAACCGGAGGAACTTCAGTAAAAACTGGAGGAACCTCCGCAACTAATATACCTTTTTTACCTCTACTTCTACTTTTACTTTTACTTCCACTTGGATTACTTTTAAAACCTAAATCCATAAAAATGGTAAATAATAATATATAATATATTATTATTATAAATTATATTTTCATAGTATATAAGCATACTATGGTAACAAGAAAGCAGTTAGCTCGAACACAAAAGAGTTGGCGAAAGAACCAACCATCTGCACACCAAAGAACACTTCAGATGAAACGATGTGGCAAAAAATGTTTCCTCGGTTCTAAAAAATCATTCCCCATATGTGATGTAGGAACATGCAAACCAAGTAAAGGTGGTCTTATGGCAGCCTATGTTCGCGCTCGTGAAATGACTCGACGTGCAAGAGAGAGCACTATCAAAAAACATCGCGCTTCATATTACTATTCAGTTGCTAAAAAAGCCAAAAAACTTCTTGTTAAACTATTTAAGTCGTCAAGAAAAACAAGAAAGGCGCGTCGTTCTTGAACTGCACTACACACCCGTAGACCCAAATCCACCACTACCCCGCTCTGTTACACCTAGTTCGCTTTCGTGTTCAACAATCCGCACAAAAAATGGCTCCAATGATGGCGCACATATTTGAAATACTCGGGACAATGGGGGCATATGTCTTTCAATACAAGTTTTCATATCATTGTTTGCAGCATCAATATTATCAACAACTGCTATGATTTCACCCCTATATCCGGCATCAATAATTCCTACTGAGTTTGCCAAACGAAATGGTGTTTTTACAATACTAGACCGAGGGTATAAGTAGTATCCGGTTGCAGTTCGCTCGGTTGGTGTTGTTGGTGTTGTTGTTGCTGACATTGCACATTTTACGCCAAGAGGCGCGCGAAATGTAACAGGTGAAATACGATTATCTGTATATCCAAATTCATGACTTGAAATATCATTCGGTGTTAGTAAGTCGAAACCAGAGTCAGGGTATGCAGACTCAGCTACTTTTTTATTATGCGATGCAGTTTTTTCGGTATATATTTTTACAAGTTCGGCATATTTTTCATCGGTCATATTTGGATGACGCATGATAAAAAGGTCGAGAGTATACTTGGTTGTCATTTTATGACTTATTTATGTGCTACTTAACAATACTATAATATATAAAATAACTTTATATCCTATTTTGAATGATATAAAATAAGATATAAAATATGAGTGAGTTTAAATGAAAGTCAATTCAAACGTAGTTAACTGGATTTCCTGAATAGTTTCCATTATTTGTAAATACAGCACCCGTAAATGAATAACTAGTAATAGTAGCATTGTTATTAATGTTACCTGAAACATTGTTTATAATTGTGGCACCCCCAAGGTTATTAATGCTCTGGAAATTGGAAATGGTTGCACCTCCATTGTTAGTAATTACACCACCAGTATTATTGGTAATAGTTCCATAGTTTAAAGTGGTGCTCCCATTATAGTTATTAATTTGGTTAGTGTTGATAATACTTGAACCGGAATTATTATTGATAATACTGCCATAGTTTTCAATAATATAGCTGTTTGTAATAGCATTATTGTTGTTAATTACTCCTGAACTATTATTTACGATAGTGCCAAGATTTGTAATTGTTCCTGCGGGGCCGTTGTTTTCAATTCTTCCATTGATTATAATTGTGTAGTTATTTGTAATGAGACCATCGTTGTATAATATCATTCCAAGTGGAATAGTGAGAGTATTATTAGCAGGAATAATTAGATTTTGGTTAGTAAGTATAGTTATAGACCCATTTAAAACCCAGTTATTTGGGGAAGTTTGGGTCGCAATAGATGACAATAACTCGGGAACAGGAGGAGGGGGAGGAGGGGGAGGAGCAGGAGTAGGACCAATACTACTAGACCCACAAATTATGTCACAAGCACTAACACTGCAAGGTGGGCAATGCATATAGTCAGGCGGCATGATTCCAACTGCTTTCGCTTGCTGCCATGTGACGACATTTGAGTTGCAGCCGTTATGCGATAACATTGGCGGGTAGTGTTGCATGCAAGATGGTGTAGGCAGGTTATTCTTCTTTGCAAGACCACCTGCAGTAATATAAACACCTTGGGTCATTGTCTCACCATAGGGTGAGAAGTTTGCAACATTCTTGGTTGTTGGGTTATAAAATATCTTCTTCTTTGTGCCGATGTATATATATTTGCCACGTGAGCATGTGCATTTATTATCGACCTCACAGCACAATGGTTTGCTAAAATCACATGAACCAACTTTATTTGTAACTGCGCCAATATATTGCCCTTGTGTTTTCGTAATCCGGTATGAGTTACTATCGTCCTTCACCCACGTGTTCGGATAAGTTCCAAACAAAATTCCCTTAAATCGTTCATCAATCATTGCTGCGGTATTTTTCGTCGACTTTTTAATAACGTTTGCATCATTTGTGCAGCAGTCGCCGGAGTTGAAAATATAAACGGGGTATTGCCCAAGTGTGCCACCCCACCCAACTGGTGTATTGCCACGATACCGAGTTCTAGTAACATTTGAAACCATTCTAAATTGGCCTACACCGCCGATATTCCGAAGTGTTCCATTCAGTGCGAATCCTTTATTTCCGAACCCGGATACAGGGTCGTTGCGTGGGTTTCCTCCTGAATTTGTTTTTCTTTTTAAGGTTGCGATTGACATCGTTATATATAATGTGGGTTTTTTATTATAAATTAAATATACAAAAGAATTCTTTTACTATTATTTTTATCTAAACAACGTTTAAGACACCAATATAATGGTGTGTAAATAAATGGCCCAGCAACTTCTTGGTAGTCAGTCTCATCTTTAATTCTTTTTTTTAAAAAAATAAAAATACATAACTGGGCTAGACTATAAAATCCCCAAGAGTAGTGAATAATAATTGGTAACTTGTGTCCATGTCCATCCTCATTACCATACTCAAAATATTTCTTAATCATAGTGGGAATGAATGAGTTTTTTTTGTTAAATTTCATTGGGAAGTCAATAACTATATTTTGTGGATTATCATTATTTCTCTCGTTTCTCTCATTTCTCTCGTCTTCCAAGTCTTCCAAGTCTTCATCAGCATGGATATCTTGTATCTCAAAAACCTTGTCATCATTAATAAATGCAAAAATTACTTCATCGATAACTATAATATCTTCTAAACTAATGAATGGAATTGCGTATCCTTTATTTTTAAAAAATGTCAACTGGTTTCCTATATTTCCAATGAAGTGTAATATTATGTCATAACTGACACCTTTTTGGTTGGATGCTTTATTTATAAAAGTTTGAAGTGGCATAACAGATGATGCATTAAACTCTATTTCGACTATGGATAGTTTATTATTTGTTTTTTTAACATGTTTCTTGTGCAACACTTCTATGTTTTCATGAAGAGAGTCAACAATAAGAACATTTGTTCTAATGCTGTATGTATTTTGTTTTATTAATTCTACTTCAGTTTTGCCTACTCGTAAAGATGCTTCAGAGTTCATACTATATATATAAAAATAAAAATATAAAAGAAAAAGTGTTAGAACATAAACACATGCTATGCGCGTATCTTACCTTATGTTGTTACCTGATTTGCCTACTTTCACTCGACACGACACATTAGTCTGATTCTTCGTATGGGTCCATATTGCAAAGCTGTTCGGGATTGTGTTGCTCTTCTTCGCTTCCACGCTGCTGATGGCGAGGTTCTTCGTCATAGTGCTGGTCGCGGTTGTATCTTGAAATCGCTTTGACACCATCGCCAAGGTCAATGCGAGGTCTTGGTGCACCACTTCCTCCATTTCCACCTTCTCTGGCCGGCTTCTCCATGGTGCTCATGCTGCACTTCCAGAACCACGGGTCGTCATAGACAATCTTGATTTCATTTCCATCCAGCAATTTCTGACGTGTCTCTCTTCCAAGCTGGTTCCTAACGTTCCATTGAAGGTGCACGTAGATGGTGCAGTATCTTTCGCCACGGCTGTCCGTCTTGTGCACAACATCAATTCGCTCAATGTGTCCAATTTTCAAGTCGCGAAGTGTATTGAACACGACTGCCTTGGTCGGCTTGCCACGGATGGTAGTGAATGTGCGAGGGATGCAGATGCTGGGGTGCGTAATAGGTGTGTTGTCTTCGCCATAGATGTTACGGGCAACTGGCTTACCATATTCTTCCTTGAAGTCTCGGTAGTAAACGTCACGACGGGGTCTCTGGTCCTCATGGCGGTCATCACGGCGGTCTCCATCACGAGGAATGTAACGAGAAGAGTTGTCAACGTTGTTGGTGTTTCTGTAACTGGACATTTCGATTGGTTTTGCTTTAATTGTTTCTGATGTAACTGCATTCTATTTATGTGTTTCATTTCGTTTCAATTTTCTGTTGCGATAAATCGACTTAAAAATAAAAATAGGTTATTATATAGATACAAAAATTTAAATACTAATAACCACAACTATTTGAATGAGTTTTTATAACTATAGCGAGGATGACCATGACCATCACGATGACTATGATGATAAACTACTACTTGGATATACTCCTAATCCTTCCTCCCCTAGGTTAATAAATGATAGTGTAATGGATGAGTTATGTAAATATTTTAAACTAAATAACTTATTGAACATGATGCGATTTGATGAGAACACAAAACCAAAACACGATATAACAATTTCAAACACAATTATGAATACTATTATTGATAAAAAATTAGGGACGATTACATATCATTATGATAATAAAAAATCTAAAAAAGCATACCACACTTATGACTATCCTGAAATTTATTATGATAAAAAATTGTATAATAATACAACTGAATGGATTAAAGAAGAATTTAAAAAAGAGTTAGAGTCGAACCCTTCTAGTTAACAATAAAAGTATATAGTATAACATAGTATTTGCTTACTATGTTATAGATATCTGATGCAAAGTTAAATATGATATAGTCAACCATAATACGCGCGCAGTTTTTACTTTTATTTTGTTTTGTTTTGTTTTATTTTGTTTTATTTTGTTTTGTTTTATTTTATTTTATTTTGTTTTATTTTGTATACATACTACTACCTACCCATTTACACTAGTGTTGCTGTCTCTTATAAAATATATAGAACCTGGTATTTTTATTATGTGCAGCGAAATTAAAAAAATATTTGCTGTAAAGAGACAAATAATATTATCACAATTTCTTTATATTTGTTTTCGTTATAATATAATATAATAATAGTAATATAGTAATATAGTAGTAATATAATAATAATATAATAATAATATAATAATAGTAACAATAATAATATACTAACATTACATTGTTTACTATGAAACTAACTATTGTTAGTTGTTTTTATAAAATAAATACAAATGGCTGTATACTAAAACATCAGTGGGAAAGCTATATAAAATGGATGACTAATTTTTTAATGATAGTAAAAAATTTTAATTTAGTTATTTTTATGGATAAATATACGTATGACTATATTTGTCATCATAAGTTAAATGAAATTATTGACTCTAAAAGTGATAAAATCAAAATAATTTTTAAGGAAATAAAAAATTTTTATTGTTATCAGTATAAGGATTATTTTATTAAAAATAAAATAAACATACAACTTCATGACTACGACAAAATGTCGTGGGAATTAAACTTAGTATGGTCAGAAAAATTAAACTTTGTTAGTGATGTTATTCACAAAAAAATTTTTGATACTGAATATTACGCATGGTGTGATATAGGTTACTTTAGAAATGACCCCAAAGGTGACTTAAAAGTGGATGAACTAACAGAATGGGGTAATAATATAAAAATAATTGATAATCCTCAAGATAAAGATAAAATAGTGTATGGTTGTCCATATAAAAACTTTGAACCAGTAAAAGTATGGAATAATCTTATTAAAAAAGGAGTAAAATTCATATTAGACAACAACATAAATGCTTTTAATGAAATTTATCCCAGGTCGGTTGCTGGTGGTTTTTTTATTTTGCATAAAACTAAAATAAACTGGTGGTGTGAAAAATACTATAGTATACTGAGTCTATATGTAAAAACAAAGAGTATTTTGTATCATGATGAAACAATTTTATCAATCTGTGTAGCACTTTATCCCGAACATTTTAAAATATTTATAGAAAAAAATCCAAATTTTGATGATACATGGCGACAATTTCAACGTTACTTACTAGAAGGATATTATAATATTTGATACTTTATTATATAAACTGATTTAAAACTATAATCTTATACTATTCTATAACACTGCATAGTATATTTTAGTTTATATTAACTAACTTAGCTTAGTTTTTTAAAGTTTATATTCTCCATTTTACACTTCACATATGTCAAAAAAGAGTAAGACAAGTGAAATAAATGATATAATTGACTCATCGTATGCTGAGCCAGACTATGATGAAGAAATAGATAACTATCGCTATAGAAATACATATCGCAGTTCTTATGAACTCGGTAGCGGTAGCGTTAACCCATTTTCAAAAATAAGTACTACACGTTCGCTTGCACCAGCAAACACTTCTCAAGTAAATACCAATACTTCCAATACTTCTAATACCTCTAACATATTTATGAAGTATACAAGCCCTAAAACAAATACAGAAATTGGTGATAAAAATGCAACAACCTCTATTACAACTGAAATAAAAAATACAGAAGAAGAATTCCCTTCACTTGGTGGAGCAAAAAAAACTACAATACAAACACCTGCTCCTATGAACTTCAAAAAGATAGTGGAGACCAAAAAGGTAACTGAAGTTCAACCACAAGTAGTTCAGAAAAAACCAAAGTGTGATGACTATTCTACACTTAATCATCGTTTGAAGGCATATGAAGAAGTAAAATACTATAGCGAAAGGACTGCTAGAAGTAAAATACATAGGAGTGGATACTCTGACAATTATGATGATGACGATGACGATGACGATGACGATGAGTATGTTGAGGACTATGATGATGACTAAAAAAATATTATTATGTTATTGATTCAATTTAGACATTACTTGTTGTTGTTGTTGTTGTTGTTGTTTTTACTATTATTATTGTTATTATTAAACAAGAATAAGTTTAATAATAATAATCATTATATATCTTATTAATAATATACAAACTGCATGAATATTTTAAATATTCCTACTACAAGTGACTATAATTCAAATGTTGAATATTCAAAAAAGTTTAAAGTTAAGCGTATCAAAGATATAAACATATATATTACTTATGTAAATCTTGAAAATGAAATTGAGATAATTTCAAGAAAGAAGCTTTATATTGAAAATAAACAAAATATGGTTACGCGAAACCAGTTGGTAGATGTTATAAAAAGTCACCAACGAAGAAATAATATACAATACAAACTAATGTCTATTATGGTTTATAATGTCAACGTTACTCCCGAAACATTATCAGACTACATTGAAAAACCAGAAGACTTCATATCTCTTTTTACACTAAGTAGAGTTGACTCATTTGAGTTACAAAGCACGATTTCAATCTTAAAAGAATTCAATGCAATGTATTTTTTCTTTTTTGAGACACCACAACAAGTGAATGTAACACCCTCGCCAGCCCTCCCAACTCCTGCAGTCCCATCTCCACATCTTGAATCACGAGAGAAAGGAGAGAAAGGAGAGAAAAAATCAGAAAATGAAAATAAAGTGCAACCTCGTAACACAACAAAACGTATTTTTATTAATAGTAAAACAAATCCTCGCACTAATAACCGGAACAATAAAACAAAACGATATGATAAATATGTCAACTTATTCTAAAAACCTATTTTAAACCTATTTAAAACCATTTTGCAAATACTATGTATCATATAGACAATAGTCTTTATCGTTTCGTGTAACCAGAACACAGCTCTTCTTTTCCCCATGCAAGTTGAAGCACTACCTCCATCCTCATCTAAACTAACTTCCGCATCTGTTTTAGTATCAGCACTTGATAGTATGATGAATTCTAAAAATGATTCTGCATCTTCAACTACGCAAATGCATGTTTCAGTTTCAGTTCCAAGTTTTCAATATGGTGAAAATAATCACATCGAATATAAGAGTATAGAGTTGTTGAATGATAATTCAAGTTCAAATGTTACTGCGGCTGCTTTACAGGAAAAGATAATGCAGTATTATTTTCAACTCGTAAGGACAAGTGATGCACATATGCATAAAAGTATCGCAAAAGATACGCGCTACATTCTATCTGCAATTATCGATGGTATATATAAAAATAGTCATGACGTTATATCGCATGACTATAAAACATATATGGATATGGGAGTCATGATGTTTAAAATATTGGCGCATACACGCGATATTGTCAGTGGGAAAGGTGAGTATATGTTGTTCTATGTCATGTTGGTAGAATGGGCAAAAGTCGACTTTCAATTTTTTGACTTTATGATTCGTTCATTGGTCTATGATATTGTAGATGTGGACATGGATGTGGGCACAGGTGCAGACACGTGCAGACAACCAAGGCATCCTCTTGGTTCATGGAAAGACATGAAGTATTTTCTAACATATTTGAAGTCAGAGCTTGGCGACGTAAGTGATACAAACACGCGTGTGTTTCGAGACTATAAAGATATTCAACAACAATCCGACCTTTATTCAAAGTGTGTAAATATGATAGTTCTTTTAATTAATCAACAACTACGCGTGGACTATGAGACTTATACAGAGTCGCGTCCGGTTTCTATTTCGCTTGTTGCAAAATGGATTCCGCGAGAGAAGTCTAAGAAGTTTGGGTGGTTATACTATTATTTAACAATGAACTATTTTCAACATGAAATTCCGTCGGACCAAACACATCCATCCTATGAACGTGCAGTAAATCGTGCATTTATGAATTATCGCAAGATGATTTCTGCATTGAATAAACAACTAGATACTACACAAGTGAAAATGTGCGACAAAAAGTGGAGTGACATCGATTTTAAAAATGTAACAAGTGTTACAATCCATAAACAAACCAAGTCATTTTTAAACGTAAAGCAAACAGGAAAAATAACACGTTATCCACATGATGCAGACCGCGAAGGGTGCAAGTATAACTACGAAGAACACTTGCGTGATGTAAAAGAAGGTAAATGTCGGTTAAATGGGACACGTGTTTCTGTTGTTGATTTTGTAAAGTCTGCGCTTGCAAATAAACACTTACTACCTTCTACAAAAGAAACATCCGAGACAGAAACACAAGGGGTGTCACCATCGGCATCGGCATCATCTTCGGTCATTGACACAATAGATGCGCAATGGAGAGATAGTCATGGCACTACGTCTTCTAGCAGTTTAGGTAACATGATTGCAATGTGTGATGTTTCAGGGTCAATGGAGTCAGAAAATAGTAACCCCCTTTGTGCTGCAATTGGGTTGAGCATTCGTGTTGCAGAAAGGTCAGCACTTGGTCCGCGTATAATGACATTTTCAGAAAGGCCACAATGGATTCAGTTGGGTATTCCAGGTGAGTCGGATACATTTGTGAGACAAGTGGTTAAAGTTCGTGGTTCAAATTGGGGTATGACAACAAATTTTTATTATGCACTTGACTTGATTCGACAAGTAATTGAGGATACTAAAATGCCACGTGATGTTGTCGAGAAGTTGACTCTTGTTATATTTTCGGATATGCAAATACGTGAGGCGTCGCATGATTTTAAAGACGTAGATAAAAAAAATACACTATTTGCTAACATAAAAGAAATGTTTCAAAAAATGGGCGAAAGACTATATGGTAAATCAGAATTACCTCTTAAGCCACCTCATGTTGTTCTTTGGAATTTGCGAAAAACAAGCGGTTTTCCTTGTCTTTCTACGGATGAAAATGTTTCAATGATGTCCGGATTTAGTCCTGCGCTTTTAAATGCGTTTTGCCAAAGTGGAGTGGAAGGGCTTAAACAATATACGCCATGGAATACGTTGAATCAAACACTGAATAATAAAAGATATACAATTTTTGAGAATGCTTTTAAAACAATAGTGCGTAAATAGTTTATTTGCAAATATTGTTTTCCTATTTTTTATATTTTTAGTATTTTTACCTCCTTAGTTGAAAAATATTTTATGTTATTATATAATATAATTATATAGTAACACAAACCATCATGTTAATACAAAAACACCCCATAATGACGATTGTCAATATTAGTATTTTAGCTATTATTTTGACATATGTTGAAGCAATGAAAGTGAAATGTGCTTATTGCACAAATATTCCCGAAACTAGGTATGTTAGACTTTTAACTTCAATTATTCTTATTGAAGTTTTAGCAGTAGTCTTTTTCCCAACACAAATGCGGTCACTTTTCATGAACAATATGTGGCTTATTTTGGTTCTTATTGTAATCAATGTTGCAAACATTGTCTTCCTTTATCAGTTTATCCAGAAGATGAAAGCAGTTCAGTGTGAACAATGCACTAGTGAATGGCGGCGCACATTCCTTTACTATTATTCTTCCTTTGTTCTTATTTTATATGCTATCAATATTGTTTTATCTATTTTGGCAGTTCTTATCCTATGCACATATACTAAAGGTGTTTCAGTAAGTTCACTTCGTTCACTCGCTAAACGGCGTAAGTAAGTAGTTATAGTTAGTTAGACAACTTTAAAACATATATTTTTATTTCTAATGCCAGAAAATTGAAATAGAAATAGAAATAAAAATATATAAGAATAGTAAGCAAGAAGAAACATCTACATCTACATCTAGAACATCAACTTACGTTACCAAGATGGAAAGTGACAACAATGGCATCAACAACAACGGCAACCATGACAACAATGGACACCATCGTCGCGTAAACGACGACAATATAAATATTATCGAAATCAACAACAACCCAGACATATATTATAACAATGGTCTGCGTCGCAGTGACAACAACCATGAAGAAGTGAACAATGACTCGGTTATCATACCTTTGGCTCTGCGGAGCGAAATGTTGCGCATGTTATATGAGTTAAGGATTCCGCTATATGGCTATGGAGGTGTGGGAGCAGGCAGAGGTGGTGCCATGGCAATCGACGAAATGGAGCATGCTGCGGCTGCAGTGCTTGCACGTTCACTTTATGACTCGCGTCCCGTGAAGCATGTCATTGATATCCCAGACGACGAAAGTGGCGAAAAACATGGAATACGCACGTTGGCATATCATGCTGAAATATCCGAAGAAATGAAAATCAACACTGCGTGCGGCATATGGCAAGAAGAGTTTGAAGAAGGAGAGGAAATCAGTATTCTTCCATGCAACCATGCCTTCAAGGCAGAGGCAATTACAAAGTGGCTGACAACCGAAAAAGCCGAGTGTCCTATTTGTCGTTTCAAACTTGCATCCAAGGAGGTGATTATTCACTCCGATGGATATGAAGGTAGTGATGGTGAAGGTGATAGTGAAGGAGAAGGTGTTAACGGCGATGAAAATGCTCATCAAGCACAACCACGACCACAACCACAACCAGAAATCAACGAGCAACGTGCAAGAGAAAATAACATCATGAACCGCCAAAACAATCGTATTCACAACCCTGCACACGCCGGAGGTGCAGCAGATATGGGACGTGATGCATACTACGGAATTTCAATGCCAATGAATCGTTTGCTTCAAATGCGCGCAAGTCTTATTAATGGTGCAAGAGCAGGGGGTGGTGGAGCTAGACTTGCACACGCACACGCAGACCTAAACTCACAACAACAGCCCTCCCCCCATATTATACACCCACCACAGGTCATCACAAACATTAATAACAACTACTATATCAATCAGTATCACATTTCGGCCGAAGAACAAGAGCAAGCAGACATTGAAGAAGCAATCCGTCGCAGTTTGCAGTAGGTAAGTTAAATATCATCGATATCAATAACCTTTTCATGATTGTATTCATTTTTTTTATGATGGTTGTGTGACTGCGTGAGTGGATGTGTATTTTTATATTCATTTTCATATTTCTCTCCTTTCTCTTCTTGTTCATCTTGCTCATCCTCTTCGCTGTCACTAATGTCATAAGTCTGAGACACAATACCTTTACCTATATGTTTGACGTTGGTTGTAATAACTACACTTTGTTCATTGCATTCATCGTCGTCTTCATCGTCGTCTTCATCGCTGTCACCGCCACTACCGCTTCCACTAGCACTTCCATTACCGCTTTTATCCTTTTTTTTTTCCATTTTTTGAATCATTTCTTGATACTTTAGAGTATTTTGGTCAATAAATGCAACACTTGAAGCGCCATAGTCATTTTCATATTTACCAGTTATACTTTCATCTTTAAAACTTTGAAACACACCATGTGTTCTTCGTAAAATATCTCTTTCTGATGAGTTGTATACTTCAAGAAGGTCGCAGTAATTTACATTTTTGTGTCCACCTCCGCCACCACTTCCACTACCACTACCGCTGCTACCACCTCCACTCGTCGCGACATCTTCATTTACCCACTCTCTCAACCCTACCAAAATATATGCACCGCTATCTATCATATTATCCCTTTTATTTCTGCCAGTGAATTTACCACGAATCATACAACGTCTTTCTTTTCCGTCATCGCATATTACATCACAAGTATTACCAAGTAATTTTTTAACGATTGCATACTTTTCATTACTTGAATGTGATAACCTCAACTCATTCTTTCCTTTTGTTAAGTGTTTTCTTGCTACTTTTTTACCTTTACAACCACCTTTCTCATTTATCACCATTTTTACTTTGCAGATACTAAACAGAAATAAAAGAATGCGTTGTTTAAGTTTACTTTATACTTGAACCGGTTATTTTAATATGTAACATATGTTTTATATAGTTTCATTAATATTATTAATGTTTGTTTTATATTTATCTTTATCTTTAGAAATAACCATCCCTTACTCTAAAAATAATATATTTTTTTCTTCTTATACTATATAGTAAAATGGCTATTACTTGGAGACAACACGTTAAGAATACCATGTCACGCATGGGAAAAGCAACTCACTTGAAAGACGTTTTGAAAGAGGCGTCCAAAACTTGGTCATCCGTGAAGAAAGACGCTGGTGCAGTAGTTAGTGCAGTAGAAGGCAAGACCAAACGCAGACGCGGACGCACTGGTCGCAAAGCACCTAAGGGCAGAAAGCAGACCCGTAGAGCTAAGTCTCGTAGAGGTCGCAGAGGAGGAAATCCGGTGGAGGCTTACTCCCCAAGCAAAGGATGCGCTAGTAGTGCAGCAACATTTTAATAAATACACCTAACATCTAACGAATTCCATAGCATTTTATATAATAGCATTATGACATGAAACATACATATTCATGTCATTATGCATTAGTTTTTATGCATTAGTTTTTATGCATTAGTTTTTATGCCATAACATTTATACTTGGTGTCATTTTATCTTCTTTTATCGTTTCTTCGTATACTTTACTTGTAAATAGTCCTCGGTTAAAATTTTGAACTAGTTTTTTATAACTTTGCATCGTTTCATCTACACTAAAAATAGAATGATACCTCCTTTTTGTTTCATCAAAACGTAGTCTCTTTTCGGGATTGGGATGAAAGTTTAATACTAAAATTTTGGAAAACTCAACTATTAGTTTATTATGTATAAAACCATAAAGTGATATAAATTTTATAAAACACAAAAACATTAAGCTAAGCGAGTATGTATCCCATGTATGAATATATTTTAGTAGTTTTTTTACTATCTCATCTCTTGACTCACCTGTATCAACCACTAGTTTTGTATAATATTTCAAAGCAGTATCTCTAAAACGTTCCACAAACGTATCAGAAAATATTTGTAATCCAATATTATTACTTACATAGTCATCAATTAAGTTTACAAGTTCACTTTTGGTAAGAACAGGGTTTACTTTTACAAGGTAGCAAATGATATGTATCTCAATACACCATATGTAATAACTTGGGCTATATGCATAAAAATATTTTTTATATGTTTCTGGACGAATATCGCTAACAGGAATTGATAAACCGAAATCAATAATAATTGGTATTTTTTTTGATTTTTCAATTAGTATATTTGATAGTTTTAAATCAAAGTGTATAATTCCATTATCATTTAATGTTTTAATATTATTCAATAAGTATTCATATGAATAAAGAATATATGTCAATATTTCCTTTTTATTTGTATCCGAATTTATAAAATAGTCTGTTATACTAACATTTTCAATAAATGGAATTTTCATAACTGCATAACCCGTCGTAGATTCTATTAACGACGTGTTGTTACCTATTCCCTTATTTTTAGCGCGTATGATTCTACACATGTCTCTTTCACGTTTATCTATTTTGGCCAAGTCAATACTACACATGTTTATTACTGGTGCATAGTAGTATTCATATAGTTTAATATTTTTTATCATTTTACCTATTAAGTATTCATTTAGGTCAGTTTTATTATTTTTTACCAGTTTAGAAGCATATTTTTTATTTTTACTAACAGAACCATCACATTCGATTGCAGGATAAAAAATACAACCAAATGTTCCTTGACTTATAAGCTTTGTTTCTCTAGTAATATCCTTAGGATTATCTTTTGCACTAGTAATGATTTTTCGAGGTTGGTCTATAATACTTTTTGAAAATATTGGATTTGGATTCATCGATTTGCGTTTGTTATATTTCTTTGTTATATTGTATATTCTTTTAATAGTTTAGCTATTTAATAAAATAAAATAATATATTGTATTATTTTATAAGTATATACATACAAAATAAAATGGCTAAACTAGCTAAAATTTCTAAGATGTCCTCAAAGATGGCAAAGTATGGTTCAGGCTCTGGCTTGTTTACTAATTTAGTTACAATTGCTATGTATATAGCTGCTATCTACATATTGTATAGAGTGGTTATATATTTTCTGAATATGCGTTCATCAGCAATGCCAAATGTTCCTAACTCTTCTTCTTCAAAAACCGGTGGAGCCCCGGGAGATAAAAAACCTGGATGTTCTACAGGAACGTGTGGTGGTAACTAACACACCATACCCCACTCTCCACACCCTATAATAATAAGTATATAATATAATTATAATATGTTATATTATATACCAGTGCTTTATATATCATACATCATACATCATACCATGTATTCTCTTGTTTCAGTTCCTTATTATGACCATCATACTCAATGTTATAAAAAAGTAATAAAGTTGAATAAAATGCCACCAGTTGACTCTCCGCTCAATCAAATCATTAAAAATGTAGGTCCTATTAAGTTGTCACCTTTTCAAGTAGATAGCACATTTTCAGGGTGTAGTGGTGGGTGCGGATGCGGTAACATATCACAATGTTGCAATGTTCTTATTACAAAACTAAATGATAAACATGACTTGATGTGCATTGATGAACTACCACTACTATTTGAGTTTTTATTAACAAATGGTTTTAAAATTGACACATCGATTACAAAAATGATGCAAAACTCAAATGTTAAACTTAGTAATGATTTGATATGTTTCTTTTCATAATATTTACTTCCGTAAAATTGATATAATAATATGTGTTATATTATTATATAAGCTTGTCTACACAACTCTTACCTTACTTGTATAGAAAATATATGTCTAATGTTAACAATAGTGGTTGCGCTTCTTCCTCTATTTGCAATGGTATCAATGTTTCGAAACCGGTTCAGTCAATACTAGGCGTCACTGGAACAACAACATCGAGTTTAATCGAAGAATATGTTCAAACATTGAACGACTTTGAACGAAAAGGTCTTGCTATTGCAAAAGACCACCTTGGACCATCATTTGATATGAAACGAAGCTCTGGATTTCTTCGCTGGAAAGACGCTAAAAGTAAGAAGTAATACTATCTACACTACATTACTTTTTTATATGTTTTGTTGACTTACGTTTATTATGTCGTTCTAAGTGTCGTCTTGTATTTTTACTATTTCCATGACTCTTATGATTTCTGCTTTTTCTTAAACCGAGAATACTATTTATTTTATCACGTTTGCGAATCGTGTGACTACGATGGAAATGTCGTATGCTATTAATAATTTCTAATTCTTTTTTGAATATTTTGTTGCGATTTTCACTGATTTGGTTTATATATTTGGGATGAACACGTTTATTCGAAATACCGCCGCCACCTTGGCCTTCTTTTCCCCCTGAATCTCCTCCTCCTGTTTCTGGTGCTCCTCCTGTTTCTGGTGCTCCTGCTGCTTCTGGTGCTGGTGATGCTGGTGCTGCTTCTGCACCTGCTGCTGCACCTTCTGCTCCTGCTGCTGCACCTGCTGCTGCACCTTCTGCTGCTTTTGCTGCATCCGGATTTTTTAATGCATCAGCTGCTGCTTTTGCTGCACCCGGTGGTATTGGTGGTGCTGATGGTGCTGCTGCTGCTGCCGGTGGTGGTTTATTACTTTTTGCAATTTGTTGTGCTAGACTTACTAATGCTCCTAAGTTTCCAGCATTTACTTCTGCACCTTCATTTGCCGCCTCATTAATATTTTCAACTTGTTTTGTTATAGCATCTAAAGCGGTTTCTGATGTTACTAATGCTTCATAGTCTAATTCTTTTTTTTTAAAAATGGCTCTAATTTGATTAAAAATAAAGTAGTATATATTTTTTGCAATTGCTAGAGGAATAGGTGTTTCATCACCATCACATTCCAGTTGTATTTGTTCAAGTTTTTCTATTGCTTTATCATATACATCATTAATTTGAATTGTTATTTCTTCCATTTGGCTTTTATAATCTTCTTTTGTTTTTTGGTCTTGTTCTGCATCATATTTTATTTTTATTTCCCTATATTGATCTGATAACTTTTTTTTTTCGTCTTTTGATTCTTTATTTATTCTATCCACTTCTTCTTGAATTTGTTTCATTTTTTCTTCTTTTTCTCTTTTAACTTTGTCTATTGAAGAAGCTTGTTCTGCTGAACTTCCTGATGATGATGGTATTGATAATCCCGGTCCTGATGTTGACGATGATGCAGACGATGATGCATCCGGTGTTTTTTCTGGTTTTTTAAACATTTCTTTTAAATTTTTAATTTTGTCAGATATACTACTTTTTTTTTCGTCAACATTTTGAGCTCCTGCTGCTTCTGCTCCTGTATCTGCTGCTGCTCCAGGTGCTCCTGTATCTGCTCCTGTATCTGCTCCTGCATCTGCTTCTTGTCCTTCTGTGGCTGCTGCTTCTCCTTCTGGTGTTTTTTGTCCTTTATTTCTTGCTTCTTCTAATTTTTTTTGTACATCTTTTTTCACTTGTTCTAATTTTTCTTGATTCTCTTCATCTTTTCTTTGTGCTTCATCATCAATTTCTTCATCTTTTTCTTCGGGTGATGGTTTTTTACGAAATACTTTACTTAAGCTATCCTTTATATTAGCTCTTATTTCATCTTTTTTATTTCTAACCCTTTCTAGAATATCTTTACCAGTAAGCTTTGGTGCCGCTGGTGCTTCTGCTGGTCCTGGTTCTTCTGCTGCTGGTTCTTCTTCTACTGCTTCTGCTCCTTCTGCTGGTTTTGCTTCTTCTTTTGTTTCTGAGTTTTTCATTGTGAACCTTGAAGTTAACTTTGAAAAAACAGATGTTTTAGCTTGACTTGGTGTTGCTGCTGGTCCTGGTTCTTCTGCTGCTAGTGGTGCTTCCGGTTCTGCTGCTTCTGCTCCTGGTGGTGCATTTGTGTTTGATTTCTTTGAAAAAAACCCTCCTCCCTTTTTAGCTGTTTTTTTTTGTTGTGTTGGCATTATTATTTAACTACTATATTTACTATTTTATTATTATTATTATTACTTATATTATAATAATAATAAAATATCATGTTACAACCATATTCTATTGTATCTTATTCATTTTTTTAAAAGATGAAAAGTCTATTTTTTTCTCCACGTGTTCACCATCTCCACCACATTCTTGTTCATTATTTTTATCCTCTTCTTTATACTCCTCTATCTTGCCACGATATGAATAACGATTTGCTTTCTCTCGAAGTATATAAATTTTATCTTTCTGTTTCGCATTTACTTCACCTTTGCGGTTATACGTTTTAAATGAAGCAAAAAGTTGTTTCTTCTTATTTTCATTTTTTTCTACCTCTCCTGAAACTACACTATCACTAGTCTTATTTTCCTTCAGTTCTTTATATTTATTTAATCCTTTTTCATACTCTTTACGAATATCAATATACAACTTTTTGCAGTCATATATGATAACATATCTTCTCGCAAGTGTTTCTAAATATTTATACGGGATTTCTTTTGTTTTTGCATAGTATACAAAAGACTCATGTTCATGACTATAATACATAATAACTTCCCCTTTTGGTGTTTCTTCGCGTATCACATTTAGTGTCAAGTCCTTTACAAAATCCTCTGTCAATTCTTTTTCTTCTAGTTCATCATATTGTGTAAAGTATCGATTCTCAAATGGAACTTCTTCTTCTTTTTTTTCCTCTTCTTCTATATCTTCATCGTCATATTCATCTCCCCTATACTCCCATATCATCACGCATAAAAGATAAAATTGTTTTACAGCATATGCGCTAAGTCCCGTTGTAACCAAAACCCATAAAACTACCAAATAATAGTTATAAATATCGTCAAACGTTAGGTTGGCATAGTTCTTCACAAACATCTCATCTTGTTGTTTAAACAATAAAAATAGATTCATGTCGAGTTTCGAGTCGCCATATGTTTCATTATATGACATTTTACGCGTGTGTATATTTGTGTGTATATTCATATAAATACTGATATCTCTATATTGTTTTTGCATTATTGTTTTTGCTAGTCTCCCTTCTCTTTCACGAGTCGTCGTCGTTGTTCGAATAATTTTTGAATATCATTTTGCATATTTATCACCAGAATCCGCTGATACGATTTGTTCTTATTTTCTGGATGCAGACATACCAAATACATGTCATATATTTTCATATCGTATTTGCTTTCGAGAATTGCTTTATAGGTATTCAACTGCAAGCAGTAGTGCCAGTAGTTCGTGTCGGGAATGTGTTCAATCACCGGGTTTGTCGAACATTTGCGGTCCGTTTTCTTGATTTCGCGGCATCGTTTCCAGTCATAAATACTGAATGTGCCGTCATTTTTATTGCGAAACACCATATCAATTGAACCAGAAAGCCGTAGTTCTTCGTGAAAGATGGTCCACTCTGTTCTGTAGGGTTCAAGATGTGGATAGTCTTCCAGGAATTGTTTAAAGTATTCGTATTCGGTGCTGGTGTTGTCGCGTGGACATTGATTATAGTAGCACTCGATGTCATAGTGCATCGCCGTTCCTGCTTCGGCGGCTTCATCGCGATTCTTATCCCATTCGGCCTTAATTTCATCCACGCTTTTTCCATAGTATTTACTTTCAGTCCATTTTTTGGAGCGCATCATGGAGCCGATAATGGCATCGGCATCGAATTCTTCGAAATGCGAATGGTTCCAGGTTGTCACAGAAGTATACTTGACGGATGGGTCGCCGTCGATAGTATAGGTGTGCGGAATCGGGTCAAATGTAATCCGCTTGTCGCGTGGATGGGCGTTAAGACGTGCAAGGTAGTCGATATCGTGTTTGGGTTGGTCTTGGGTTTGGTCTGGAGTTGTTTCCATTTTAGTTTTTATGCTCTTGATATATACATATGAGTTATATTTATATATCAATTTTGTATAATAATAATTACTTTAATTTTAAGTATCCTATAATATTCTTAACAAGTAACCTGAAGAGTAGTAAGCATTTCCTGTGTTTACTCCAGTCGTTCCACATCTTAAAGTAACTACATCACCTTGTTGAAGAGAAATTGTGGTTTGTATAAATATAAATGAAACATTAATATTTAAACCATACTGGCTTGTATTATTTAACAGATACCCAACACCTGGAATACTTGTTACAGTGTTTGATTCCGCAAAAAGGCGACTTGTAACACATACAAAATAAGTTCCAGTTTGTAAACATGTTAAAGATACAACAGGAGTCAAAGCAGTAATATTACCAGTATACTGGGGTAAAAACCCACTTAATGGTTGTTTATTATCATTTACATTGCTAACAAATGTTAACGATGTACTTACAGGTCCAGTAGGACCAGTTGGCCCTGTAGGTCCAGTTGCACCTACTGCTCCAGCAGGACCCGGTGTACCTTGTATTCCTTGTGGACCTGTAGCACCTACACCTGTTGCACCTATTGGTCCAGTTGCACCAGTGGCACCCGGTGGACCTATTGCACCCTGTGGACCTGTTGGACCTATGGGTCCAACACCACCCTGTATACCAGATAAGTTAATTTGCCATGTTGAATATGTTCCTGTTCCTGTTATTGCTCCAGGAATAGCAGTTAGTATGTTACCTGAGTATGAGTTAACTATTCCAAGAAAGTATGATGTAGCATTGTATGAAATAATAATTGATTGTGATGCAGTATAAGCAAGATTTGGTAACGTATTAAAAGTAACTATAGGAGGAAGAGCAGCAAGATTGTATGGCGCTGATGTTGCACTTGTTGCATATCTATCGCTATCTGTTTCATTTGATAAATAAGGAAATCTTGCATAATTTCCTATAATAGTTCTATTGTATCCACCTATTTCTTTCCACGATGTTGTCATATTATTTTATTATGATATTTTTTACTATATTATATACTTTATACATAATATAAAATATTTATTCACTTATTTTTTATTTTTATTTCTGTTTCTTATTTTTCTTGTCTTTCTCTCGTTTCTCTCGTTTCTCACATCTCGCATGTCCATCTCAAAGTCCTCGAGAAGTCGTGTCCTCAAGTCCTTTGGCGAAGCAGGATAGGACAAAACATCCATTATATCATGTTTTGTAAGATTTGCGTGATGTTTTTCACCATTTATATCTGCATCAACATGCCATTTTTTACCCCCATCTGTAGAAACTGCGCGAATCATTTTTGAAGAGTAGTATACTCTCGGGTTCCCTCCCTTCTTTTTTCTCAATGTTTTATTGTTTCGTATATTTCGTTTACTTCGCACATTTCGCATTTTTTACAATATAAATATGTAGTCTATATACATATACGATGGAAAAATATGGGCTCAAAAAGTTTATACAAAAAAAACTAAATATTCCTATAACTCCCGAAAATGTATATACAAACACAAGTATAGGAAAAGATGATACAAAAGATAAAATAAAAGATAAAATAAAAGAGAAGTCATCTCCACTAGAAAGAAATGTAAAATACCTTGATGAACTATATTCCACCACTTTTACAGATGACTATTTTTCATAAGAAACCACTAGCCCTCCCAGCTCCCAGCCCTCCCATGCGTCTTTAAGCCCTTTACAAATATATATATTCCCAAAGATACTTAAAGAATCATGAAAAGTGAATGATGTAATGTTTTTTCAAAAGTATTTTGGGATTTTTGAAAATGGACATTTTTTTTTGTCCATTTTTGATTTTTCATTTCTAGATTTGAAAAAAACATTGAAAATCTCACTCAGACCATAATGGTCACATTCGTTTTTTTAAGTTGAAAAATTTGTGACGATAAATTTTTGACATTTTCTATAAGATTTTTAGAGGGGATTTTTTTGTTTTATGAATTATAAAATGTCTATAAGATATTTGTTTCTGAATAAGATTTAAATAAGATTTTATAATATTTATATATATTATAAAAACACGATATGCCAAAGACTAAGATTGACTATGGTCATACAATCATATATAAAATTTCATGCAAGGATAGTAAGGTAAAAGATATATACGTGGGCTATACCACGAACTTCATTCAACGCAAGTATTTTCACAAAAACAACTGCATAAACCATGAGGCGACTAACTACGATGATAGATTATATGATGTCATTCGAAAACATGGCGGATGGGAAAATTGGAAAATGGAAAACGTCCATGTTTGTAATTGCGAAGACTATAATGCTGTGAAAAAAAATGTGCAAGAATATGCCGAGACGTTAAGAGCAACATTAAAAACTACAATTTTAACACCCAGTAGTATTTTGTTACCTATTATGGTCACAGAAACTACAAAACCATGTGAAAATATGAACATTAAAACAAAAAATCCCAAACCATTACCTTGTTATGTATGTAATATTTGTGACTATGTTACGTCAAACAAAAAAGACTATAATAAACATATTAACACGATAAAACACAATAACAACAAAAAATCCCCTGAGCATAATATGGTTTGTGAGTGTGGAAAGACATATATGAATCGCTCATCATTATTTAACCATCGCAAAGTTTGTCCAATGAGATGCAAAGATGGTCACAATCATGGCGAAGGTATACATGAAAAAGTAGTAGAAGAGGGAGATAACCTTATTTTACAGATTCAGGATGGAGAGAAAGGAGAGAAAGGAGAGAAGGACGAAAATATTAAAATAACGAAAGAAATGTTTTTAAAACTGGTGAATGATAATCAGGAGATGATAAAGATTATAAAAGAACAGCAACAACAGATAAACTTGATTATACCAAAGATATCAAATATTGGTCCGATGACGACAAATAATAACACTACGATGAATAACACGAATAATAATTTTAATTTGAATTTTTTCTTGAATGAGAAGTGTAAGGATGCGTTAAATATGTCGGAATTTATCGAGTCGCTCAAGATAACACTGGAAGACTTGCAGTATTCTCGTTCAAATGGTTTAGTGCAAGGGATAAGCAATGTGATGATACGTGGTTTGAAAGAGTTGGACATATATAAGCGACCGATTCATTGCACGGATGTGAAACGAGACACTATGTATATCAAAGACAAGGAGAAATGGGAGAAGGATGAGAAACACGAGAAAATGAAAAATACAATAATTAAAATTGCAAATAAGGAACGAAATGCAATAAGTTCTTGGGTTGATATAAATCCTGACTGGTTTGATACGGAAGCAAAACAAATGGAGTATCTAACACTGGTCAACAAGGTTTGTGAACCGATTGAGAATGATATTAAAAATGAGAAAAAAATTATTAAGAATATTGGGAAGGAAATAGTATTAAATAAGGAAACTGAAAAGTTGTTAATGTTGAAATAGATTTAGGGTTGGTGTTGATAATTCTTGAACATAGATATTTTAAAATATAGTGGTATTATATACTATACACAAGAGGGTAGAATGTCTTCAGAAGATATGAAGAAGAAGCCGAAGTATCCGGAAACTATTTTTGGGACGAATTGTATGGGTGAGAACTGGACAGTGTGCTGCCCCAACTTCCACTTGAAATATGATAGATACTCACAGACAAAACGTGTTACACAAATAAAGTATAAAGGTGGAGTATATCGAATCTTTTTTTGCTCTCCACAATGTGAAAAAAATATAAAAAACAATGCACTTACTTCCCCAGAAATATTTAAGAAACAATTTATAAAAGGTTTTAAACCAAATGGAGATATGATTGTAAAACATAAAGATACAAATATTCCTTGTCAGATTGCGGTTAAAATAGATACGTATAGTGATAGTGGTAGTAAAGGGAGTGGGAAAGATGCGGGGAAAGATGCGGGGAAAGATGCTGCCGCTGATAAACAAAAAGGTGGTTCTAGAAGACATCGGCGTGGACAAACGCGTAGGAATAAAAAATATTCGAAATCGGTGTCAAAATCAAGATTTAGCAAAAGTCGTAGGAATAAAACAATGCGAAGGCGTAGGTAAAATACTATAGTGTGTTTTGAAATAATATATACTTATTATATAGGTTATTTAAGTATATATTATGAGTATTCGAGCTTTGAGGAAAAGAGCAAGACGTTTATCAAAAAGTATAAGTAGAACACTTGGACGGGAAGTTTCTGATTCTGAATATGATTCTGAATATGATGGTCAACTTTCACCATATAACCCGGATGATGATCCCGAGCTTCAAGAAAGGATACTATTAGAGCAGGTGACAGGAACACGCGCGCGAAGTCCAACTCTAATGCAGTCACAGCATGCTGAAAAGAAAAAAATACTAAAAGGACGAAGGAGAGCACAGAGAGAACAAGCGGCGCAACAAGCGGCGCAGCAAATGTTGTTGCAAAGACAAGCTTTAGATTTCACATATAGTCATGATGTAGATGAGATTATTGTTAGTATAAATGAATATTTGAGTAATTTTTTTGGAGAAAATGTAAATATTGACATAGAGGACCCTAGTATAAGATTTATAGTTGGAATGATAGTAACATCTAATGATGCAAGAATAAATGTGTATCAAAAAATAAGAAGAAGTAGACTTTTATTAACATCTATTGCCAGTTTTATTATAAGTAGAGCAACACGTGGTACTTTTAATTTTGGTCAAAAAGTTGCAATATTATTACCATTTATTAAGAGAGGAATAACAGCAACAGGTTCGTTGTTACTTAGACTAGGGGCATCGACTGGAAGAGCTGCAAAAAGAACTGCGTATAGTGTTGCAACTAGTATGAGAAATTATTTTACACCTGGACAACAGGCATTACAACAAGGAATGGCAGCATCTCCTCCGCGTCAAAGTATGTATCATGTGGCAAGTGCAGCGTATGATTCTGTAGCTACAGGGTTACCTGATTTTTTTAGTGCATTATCTGATATTTTAGAACAAGTTTATGTATTGTTAGCGCAATGTGTTCCCAGAGCAACATCAATGGCTGTGTCATTAGCTAGAAGTGCTGCTAATACAGCTTGTGCATATTTTACAACAACAGAAGAAGCAGTAGAACAAGCAGTAGTCCAAGTCGTTCCTCAACCCCACCAAGGTCCTGACTTGGAATGTTCTATATGTTTGTCTGATGCTTTACCGGGTCAAGGTGCAGTATTAACTAGGTGTGGTCATAGGTTTCACCAAAATTGTATTCAACAATGGGTAAGTATGCGTGGAACTTGCCCAATGTGTAGGAACGAAAATCCAAGACCTTTTCGTAATCAAGGTGGTGGTGGTTCAAGAAAGTCCAAGTCCAGGTCTAACTCTAAGACAAGACGCCTAAGAAAGTATCGCAGCAAGCCCCGCAAATCATACAAATCTAAAAAACCAAGGCCTTCGTCTTCATCTCGTAGAAAATAAAATAAAAGAATAAAGTATAGAATAAAAATGAGTGGTTCAAGTTATCCTTTTTATACTTCTTCAATATGCACAAGTTGTTGGTATGGTGGGTATTTAGAACCTACACTTGCTCCCGTAGGTTGTAGAACTTGTGGTCACATTGGTGCAAGCGGTGGTCCACCCCCTCCTGATGGATATACTAATACACAAATTCCCTATGTGTCGAGTATACCTACCCAAAAGAAAATCCAAAATGTAGTTCGCGTGGATGGTTCAGAATATACTATGAATAAGGGTGCTTTGAGTGTGTATACGCAACCGACTGCGGCATATAACTATGTCAACTGGAATCAACAAAGTGACCGCGCGGTTCCGGGTGTTGTGCATCGGAATGTGCCGCGACGTGGTGACGGAAGTTCGACACGAACCTCGATTACATGGTTACGTCCAGGTTCTTCATCGGCAGCTTCATCGTCAACGATGCAAGGAAGTAAAGGAGTGGATATGAAACATGGGTCATATGATAGGTATTTAGCAAAACTGAAAGGTCGTAAAGTATTGCGGACTCAGTCTTATGCATCGACAAGCACAAATGTGCCAGTGCAAGGAAATAAGACAAGAACATTTGGTATTGCATACTCAGATAGTTGTCAGTATCCTAACCCTATTGGTTGTTTATAGTCATAGTAACAACTATTGTCTGGAATATTAAAGAATATATAAATATTTTATATACTATAAAATATATATACTTGTAGCAAACATAACTATAACTATGTCATCGGGAGTAAACTTATCAAAAATGTTGTTCGACAACACAAACTTTAGACTAAGAAATGTATCATCCACATCACGTTCCGTTAATGTTACACCTGCACCCACGCCCACACCCACACCGACACCAACACTAAGACGAAATGTAAATCCTGCGTTTCATTTAAGTAGGTTTATATCGAACGCTACAAATACGGGACCATGTAGAGCATGCGGGCATTAACGTTTGCAATAGCAATGCACCAATAAACTAATATAATAAATAGTAATTATTATATAAAAAAATATAACTATATTTTTATATAATGGATAGTTTTGATTTGAATATACAAAATTATACGATAAAAGAGTTAAAAGGCTTGTTATCATTAGGCGAAGTATATAATACATATGATGTTAACGCAAAAAAGGAAAGTATGCTTAAAAAAATAAGCAATGATAACAAAATGACGATTGATATGAAAATGAAAATGAATCATTTTATAGAGTCTGTTTCAAAAATTTTGTTGAATCTTGTTGAATCATCATCATCGTCATCGTCAAATAGTGCGCTTGTAAAAAAAGATACTAAACCTAAAGATGACGATAAAGATAAAAAAAAAACGTTTAATGATTTAAAAAATACTATGCAAAAGTGGTCAAATGATACTATAATAGAAGACCCTTTTTCAGCAGTTAATATAATAGGTAAAGAAGATAAACCTGGTTCTTCTATTTCTGCATATGGAACTATTAAAGGTTTAATAAACCCTTTACTAAAAAATACAATATTAAGAGGTGTAAATATAGACTCGAGATATAGAGATGACTATTATGATACCATTAGCACAGACTTATCAATTTCATTACCATTTCGACTAGATAATGTTATTAGTTATCGTTTAGTTTCAGTATCTTTACCTGTGACATACTATAATATATCTCAGAGGTATGGAAACAATGTTATAAGAATTGAAACGTATATTCCTCTTGGAACAACAAAGTTTCAACTTTTACACACATTTGACCTTATTTTACAAGATGGTGTATATAATACACAACAATCTCAAAGTAACTTTAGTACATCTATAGAAAAAGAAATTAATAATATCTTAAATTCTAATCCAAATAGTCCAAATAACGCAGTAGTTGCACTGGCATATCCTAATCCAAAGTTAGTTTATAGCATTAATCGTGTAAATGGTAAAAGTGTTTTTGCACAAGATATTACTTCTACTTTTACCTATTACTTCAAAATAATAACAAACGTTGGGTTAGACATTTCTACCGGAAAAGTAAGTATAGACTATGATGTAAATAGAGGTATTATTACAAGACTTGGGTGGATTCTTGGATTTAGAGTTGCACAAATTTCAAGTTCAAACTGGAATGGTAATGTTGATAGTCCGCCGGTAGTTCCAGCAGTAAATGGTTCGCTTGTTTCATCAAGTATATGCTTTACTAAGTATCCTATTTATGGATTTTTAGCAGTAGATGATTTTCAAAATAATGTAATAGACTACTATAAGTCTGTGTTTTCAGATTCTGTGTCTATTCCAAATATTATTTCACGAATTGACTTAACTCGTCTTATAGAATCTTCAGGTGCATTTCAGGCAGCACAGGGTCAGTCATCGTCTACTTCAATTAACACAGAAAGAAAATTTTTTGGTCCTGTAACAATTCAAAAACTTAAAATAACATTATATGATGATTTGGGATATATATTAGACTTGAATGGTATGGACTGGGCAGTAGAGTTTGCATTTGAATGTGTTTACAATATGTAATACTATATAAAAATACTATATGTTAAGTTATATAACAATTTAACATATATATAATATATTAAATTATTATATAAACTACTACTAATTTATTAGTAATGTCAAAAAGAACATATCCCATTTCAAATAAAAATTTATCAGGTAGTGATTATATACAAAATAAACGTGCAAAGCAGCTATTTTCAGGGACATCAAATTTAGCAAAAACAATAGAACAGCAAAATGGTAACTTTCCTCTTTTAACACCTTTGGGTAAACAAAAGCCATACCAAGGAACATATGGTTTATCTGGTAGGTCAGTAGATAGTTACAAAAGTTATTGTTTAAATACGAGTCATAGTTATAGAGACTTGTTAGCTATAACAAAGGGTAAGTATTTATTGACTCCCCCAAATATAGCAAATGAAAGTGAAATACAATTTAAAGATGTGTCAAATGCGCGTAAGTTGTATAATGGTGTATATTACGTTTATACTTATAATAGTAATAATTTAGTAGCTTATATGAATCCAGGGTATCCAAATAGTCCTGCTTCTTATGTTGCAAATAAAATAGAATATAATCCTACAACAGATGCAAGTCAAAGAATAATAGTAGATCCTTCATATGTTATTACATACTCATCGCAGTCATGTGTATTGACTCCATCTGTTGTTAGTAACATTACAATTAACAATGAATATGAGTCAAGATATTCATTTAATAGAACTATAAACTTAGACTTACTTACAGGGTTTCAATTCCCTTCTAAGTTTGAACTTGACTATGATTCCGGTGATTGTATTAATTCAAATAATGATATGCAAACAAAATATGCAAATCCTGTTCCTCCAGTTCCGCCGGTTCAAGAGGTATTTTTTAATACAGGCGGTCAAGGACTACAGCAAACGATTATAGCGTGGAGTAACACAAGTGGTATAACTTGGGTTGAGTCTGATAATGGGAATAGTATTTTTTCAAATCAAGTAAATAGTATAAAGTATGATAGTGATACTAATGTATGGGCAGCATTAGGTGGTGACTCTAACTCTAGTAATCCGGTTGACCCTAGTGCAAATGTTGTAGCATTTTCATATAACGGAAAATTTTGGAATCCATCAGTAACAACACCTTATTTGACTCCACCTCGAAATGCAAATGAAATTTTTGAAAGAGTTAATAGTGGAGAATACTATTCTTTAACTCCATCAAAATGGATAGTTGTTGGCAAAGGTAGAAGTGTTAATATTAATAATATTGGTGCATCCGTTATTGTCACACCTACTATTGCTTTTACAAGTGACCAGTCAAATTGGTTTATAGCAACATCAACAGATGCGAGTTTAAATAACCCTTTTGGTTTTAATGGTCTTGGTGTTGCAGTGGCAACAAATAATTCAAACTCACCAATAAGTAGAGTAATAGCAGTTGGAACAGGTTCATACAAAAGTGTAGCTCCTATTTCTCCAACAGATGATATTAATATGGTTGTATCTATTGATGGCGGTTCTCAGTGGACTCGAACGCCTGTAGTATATTCTCCTGGTAATATTAACGGAGTAGCTAAGCCTGCATATACTAACCAGTATCCTCCCAAGTGTATAATATACTCGCCACCATTACAAAGATGGCATGTTGGTGGAACTGCGAATGGCTCTACAATTTCACCAATATACTATTCAGTTGTTGATGCTTCGCAAAATATTACATGGACTACATCAGATTTAGTTTCACCACACATTGCACAGAATGTTGGAATATGTTATAGTATAGCATATCGGCCACCATCAACACCTAGCCCTTTACCATATTATGTTGCTGTTGGTGATAATATATTTGGAATATCAAACATACTTTATTCTTATGATGGAATAAGTTGGGTACCTAGTAGTAATGGTAACACTTTTAAGCCTCTTAGTGTTGCATGGCATGATGGAGTATGGGTTGCAGTAGGTTCAAAAAGTTCTTTACCATCGCCTGCACCTCCGAATGTAATAGCTTATTCTACAAATGGTATAAATTGGACTAATTCTTTAAATGGTGATGGTTTATTTTTAAATGGTGCATTGGGTGTAGGTTCATAGTAATAAAAACGTAAACAAAATAAATCTAAAATAAACTAACTTAAACATAAAATGTAAAATTAATAATAGTTTATTTATGTATTATATTTATATGCCGGTAGAAATGGTTTTGCTTATGACAAAAAATAGACACTTTATAAATAAAGAGTTAGCAGTTAACTCTAATGTCTCACCACATAAAAGTAAACAATCTACTCAATGTAAACATGAAAATGAGTATGACTATAATCGAAACTCAAACATAATAGAGTTGTATAAATATTTGTAAAAAAATTATAAATTATTAAAATAATACATAATAAAAAATAATATATAGTATAATTTTATTGGTATACTATATATCTACAAACTATAACTATGGTAGGTTCAGGTGTTATCCTTGTAGCCTTACATAAAAACAAGGTATATTATTTATTTGGAAAAGAGGGTTCAATGGAACGCGATAAAAATTGTCACTGGGGTGATTTTGGTGGTGGTGCAAAAACAGGCGAAGACTTATTGGACACGACAACCCGCGAGGGCGCTGAAGAGTTAAACGGGTTTTTCGGTTCAAAACCCGATTTTGAAAAGTATATATTAAAGAATAAGGTGGATGAGGTAGCATATGATAAACGATACACATATTTAGTGCGTGCAGATTACGACGAGAAGTTGCCGTTTTATTTTAATAACAACTACAAATTTATTTGTGAATATTTGAAAGGGCATGTGCAGCATCCGACAAATGGTTTGTTTGAGAAAAGTGAGATACGATGGTTTACGATTGATGAGTTGAAACGTGAGAGGAATATATTTCGCGACTACTTTCGCAACATAATTGATATTATCATATATAATCATCCAAAAACGCTTTCAAAACTTAAACGGGGGCGAAGTGTATCGAAAAAGATACATGGAGTGGCGGCGTCGCGTTCAAGGTTTTCAACATCTGACTTGTTGAAGTGTGCGCGTATTCGCAAACATTCGTCAAAGAACAAGACACGTCGGAGACATCGAAGACGTAGGTAGATAAATAAAAACTATTATATTATAATATAGTATATTATAGTATAGTATATTATAGTATATTATAGTATATTATAGTATATTACTATGTTTTCCGATCCAAACCCAAAACAAACATGCCCTAATGATGACCCTTATTTTACGCGAACGATGTATCGTCTTGGATTATTGAAAAAAGGAATGAAAGCGAAAGAAATAGTAGAAAAGCGTAAACAAGTTTACTATTCGATTTGTATTATAGTGCGTGCTTTGATAATAGCAGCAGTTTATTTTTTGCGTAACTCATTGGTGGTGCAACTTTTAGTATTATTAGGAGCAGTTATAGGTATCGTAAATTTAGGAAATCGTATGACGGGCAACCAGTGGTGGTCGAAGAAATTCCAGTTTATAATGTCAGTAGTGATTGCAGGACTTGTAGTTCTTACTTTTTTGAAGAAGGTGAAAGCTTGGACGATTCCTGCTGCAATGTTGTTCAGTCTGGTGGGTGGGATTCTTCAGTCCTTTGTTGTAGGATTTTGCTAAGTTGCAAGATGAGAGAAACGAGAGAAACGAGAGAAACACTAAAATTGAAGAGATAATTCGAATCATATGAATATGGTAACAAAACAAATTCATATTATTTGCATCAGATTTTGTATCTTTGAAACATCGTGTCACTATGGTTGCAATCACAAGAAAAAAAGAATTGTTCATTTCACGTATCGAAATATTGACAACACGTTTTTCGAATTATGGAATAAAAGAGAACCGCCTTTGGCGTGCTGAGCATGGTTTAGATTCGTCCTGTGTATATGGAACGCCGGTTATGATAACACATCATGTTATGGATGGTGCGTATGCATTTGTGATTGAGATGAATAATGATAAGAATAAAATCGAAGGCGTTGGACTCATCAAGAATAAACTATGTGAACAACGATATCGGAGAATACATTCTGAACAGAATTTAAACCGGTATTCATATCAAGGCGAGTATAGAGTAGACGTTTCACAGATTGGGGATAATGTGGATGATAAACACTATAGGGATTTAATTTATGCATTGGAAGTGTTATTGTTTAAAGGAAAGCGACACTCGAAACGAAGTATAGGAATTTCTAGAATACCAAACTGGATAAAATACAATCGTTTTGATTACGATTTTGGAAAAGCGTTGTTTGAAATGTTTGAAAAGTATACCAGTTTAAATATAGAAATATAAAAATATAGAATGGTGAAATAAATATAGATATAATTATTAAATAGTATATTAGTATATTAGTATATTTGTTATGGATGGAGATAATCCGGATAAGAAGATAATAAAAAAATTAAAAGATGTTAATAAATATTCTATTAATGAATTAAAAGAAATGGTTGGACTTTTACCTCAACCAAATTTGTATACAACTGAAGATATTGAAGACCATTTTGAGATATTAGAACCAAAATATAAAAGACTTTCACAAAAAGGTGGATTTTTAGAAAAAGCGAAGAAGCGTATTATTGACGATATTGATATGAATCCGAATCCTGAACCACCTACAAACAAAGAACCGAAACAACTAAATGAGTGGTATACAAATCAATATTTAAAACAAGATAATTTTTTACAGAATGCAAGAGTGACTGATAGGGAAAACAAAGTAAAAGTATTTGATGATGGAAATGGTGCTCATGAAACTATGAAAAGAGAACAGCTTGGTATTTTAAATTCACATCCTCTTCCGATTGCACAGGATACGTTGAATCCAACTTTAAAAAATGTTACACAACGTCTTTTAGTGATTGATAGTCAGTATCGTCAAAATATAACTACACTATCATCATCAACCGATTTTACGCTTGATTTGTCAGACATACTAACAAATACCTTGGCACTTAAGTTATACTCATTTCAAATTCCATATTCTTGGTATACGATTGACTCGACAATAGGAACATCATGTTTTTGGATAGTATATGGTGGAACAACATACCAAATATCAATTCCTGATGGTAACTATAGTATGCAAAGTTTAGTAAATGCTATTCAGTTTCAGTTAGATACAATATTAAACAATGTAGTTGCTCCATTTACAATAAATAAACTAACTATATCTTATGATCCTTCGAGTGGAAAATCTTGTTTTTTATTTTCAAGTCAACTTCCATTTGTAAGTGTCGAAGTTCTTTTTTATGATAGTGAATTTTATAATAGTTGTGTTGGAAAATGCGGTAGTTCTATGAAACTAAATAATAATCTAGGGTGGGTTCTTGGGTTTCGTCCACTAGATGATAAAACTTTGCCTGTTCATTTTTCAATTTTTGTGGACTCTACAAATAATTACAATATTCCTGCAAACCCTGTTCCATATAATTTGAACAACGCATACTTTTCTGAAGGACCAATAGACATATATGGGACAAAATATTTGACATTAGTAATAGATGACTTTAACCAAAATCATTTGAATAGTAGTTTAGTAAATATAACTGATATAGATACAACACTAAGTTTGCCTGACTATTTTAACGCAGATATACCGAATGTATGTGCTCCTGACCCGCAGTTGAATAATACAATTTCACCATTTTATGTGCAAAGCACACCAAGGTCTTTAACACAAGCACAACTATACTCAATAAATCAAATTTTAGAAAATAGAAAAACTACATACAAGTCACGCATCACAGGGCCGACTACAACAAATGTATTGGGAATTATACCAATAAAAAAACAAGGTCTAACATCAGGAGATATGATAGTCGACTTAGGTAGTAGTTTGGCATATAATACACGAACATATTTTGGTCCTGTAAATATAACACGCATGCGCGTAGCGTTACAAGATGATATGGGGAGAGTAATCAACTTACATGGTGCAAACTGGTCTGTAGCAATAATAGTAGAATCATTGTATCAGTATTAGTTTTGAATTATGCATTTTATATCTCATTTCTCTCCTTTCTCTCCTGTTTCATCTTCATCAAGAAGCATAACAGCCATAGCGGCATAGTTGTGCAAGTCAATTAAAGTATCACGGATTCTCTCGTCATCTACAAGTGTTATACCACTTTTTGTAATCGAAAGTGAACGTTGTATTTTATCTTCTATTCTCATGAGAACGCCAATTGTGCCAAATTTTGCAAAAGCATCTCCGTAGTCTGCATTCTTTTTTTTAAATAATTCTAGTGCGGATTGCTGAACTTGTATCATTTGTGATACTCTCTTATTTTGGGTATTATCCATTTTCTTAAAGTCTTGTTTTTAGTAACTATGATAATATAGATATAGCTATTTTTATTTCAATTTTATTCGCATTATAATATAAGTAATAATAACTTTAACATGAATAACTACTTACGTTACTTATTATCGTTTATAATAGGCTTCATTGGTGGATTAACATTTGTTTATATAGGTGTAGGAACTACAATAATAATTCCACTAATTATGTTTTTAGGTATTATAGAAGACTTTAAAAAAATTATTGGAACTATTATTATACCCGTTATATCACCGGTAACTATAGTTCCTTTATATGAATTTTATAAACGTAACCTAGTTGATGTAAAAGTAGGACTATTTTTAGGAATTGGATACTTTATAGGTAGTTATGTTACATCAAAATACTTTTTGAATGCGTTTCATAAAGATACTCTTTGTTTAGTATATGGAATATTTTCAGTAGTTGCTGGTTTTATATTCATACAAAAATCAAAATTAATAAAATTATAGTTATTATTATATATAGTATTATATATATTATATACAATGATGAATTTTTCATTACATGGTAAAAAGCGTGTAGCTGGACCATCACCTGCACAAATATTGTTGTTGAAGCAACGCCAACAACTACAAATGCAACTATTAGCAAAAAATAGTATGCATCATTCAGTTAAACATGATAGCGAACATCATATTGAACATCATATTGAACATCATATTAAAAATAAAATTGTAGAAAATGAAAATAAACATGAAAAAGATGTAATAGTTTATGAAGTAGGAGTAGAAGCAGAAGCAGAAGTAGTGGTAGAGTCTCTAGAAATACCTCAGCCAAAATTAGAAGAACCCGTGATTCAACAACTATCTCATCCAGTTACTGAGCCGGTTGCTGAGCCGGTTGCCGAGCCGGTTGCTGAGCCGGTTGCTGAGCCGGTTGCTGAGCCGGTTGCCGAGCCGGTTGCCGAGCCGGTTGCTGAGCCGGTTGCCGAGCCGGTTGCTGAGCCGGTTGCTGAGCCGGTTGCTGAGCCGGTTGCTGAGCCGGTTGCTGAGCCGGTTGCTGAGCCGGTTGCTGAGCCGTCTGCTGAGCCGGTTGCTGAGCCGGTTGCTGAGCCGGTTGCTGAGGAGGAACATGAGGAGGAAGCTCAAGAAGAAACGGGAGAAACGGGAGAAACGGGAGAAGAAAAGAAAATAGAAAAGAAAGGTAAAAAATTTAGAAAGAATAGAAAATAAAAAATTATATATTGTTTTTAAAACTTAACAACATATAATTCAAAAAAAATATTATTATTTATTAGTATCAGGTTTAACTTGAATAACACTTTTAACTAATGTTTTAGTTATTTTAGGCTGAACAAGTTGTTGTGTTGGTTGTTGAACAGGCATTTGAACAACAGGTTGTATGGTAGGTTGCTGAGGAGGTGTTTGTAATAATATATTCATAGGAGGAACAATACTAGTCTCTGATGGTGATGAACTTGTTTTATCACATGTTCGTTTATGCACAGAAAGAGCAAGAGGATTTTTTCCAATAAAGTTACACTTTTCACAAATAAATTTATTTGAACTAATATAACCAAACCTAGATGATAACATTTTTTCAAGACAAGGAAGTTGAAGGTCTTCAATATTTTTAATCATTTTTTGTGAGAACTCTTTTACCATTTTTAACTGGTTTAGTTTTTGTTCGACAAATAGTTGGTATTCTCTGTTAATTTCTTCAAGAGTGTCTTTGCTTATAGGGTAGTCATCGGTTAGCGTAACTTCATCTAACTTAGACTTAAAAGAGTCAATAATATCAATAGCTATTTTAATAATTTCAGGGTCATATTTTACATTATGAATATAAAGCAATACATTTCGATTATGGATATTAATCTCAAAGTTTTCTTTGTTTACTATACCTCCTTCTTGGGAAAGAAATAAGCCTGAACAATTTTGTGTATCTACATCATGAATAAATTTTTTAACTTGGTCTGATGTTACTTGACGAGACTCATAATACTTATTCTCAACAAGAATCCTTTGTCTATCCTTACGATGTATCATAATATCTCCTGACTCTTTTTGTGAACCTACATATTCTATTTCTGCAGATGGAAACAAACCTCTTAAAATATTCAAAACAATATTTTCAGATATTTTACCCTTTGAACTTGAATTTTCCATTTTTTTAAGAACATCCTTTACTTCAGTTTGAAGTGCATTTTGTGATGAAGATATAAAAGATAATTGTGTTAATGTTGCATCTTTGTTTGAGTCAACCATTTTTCTTGTTGTATCAATAACGTTAGAAAACTTTGCATCAATATTTTTAATAAAGTTATCAAGAGATGATTGAGATAAGGGTTCGTCACTATTTTTTGTTGTTTTATTTATTTCATCTGTTATAGAAGAGCAAAATGTTTTAATACTATCATTAATTTGTTTAGAAAGGGTTTCATTACTTTTTGGAACTATCTCAGATAATAATATTTTTGTCTTATCTAATATGCTACCATTTGATTCTTTTATAAGTGGTGCAATTTTGTCTGCAATATTAGATGATAAAATCATTTTCAAATCTTCAATATACTCTTTCTTAAATTCAGCAAGTTTTAAAAATAAAAGCTTACTATATTCGCTCTGTTGAGTTGAAAGTTGTGATTGAATACTTGCAAGACTATTTAAAATCTGGGATGTAATATTACTATTATTTACAGGATTAGTTGACTGCATAATAGATGCAATAATATCTGTAAACATAATGTTCATTTTTTCAAAATCTAGTTCTGGATGTTCTTGATAAAATGCCCAAACTTTGGCACTATTACACGTAAGAGATGTGTCAACTTTTGATGACATTTTGTTATGATTTGAAATATGTATTTATTTATTATAATATCTTTAAGTTGTTTTTCTAGGTTAAGATTCTATTAGAAAGTTAAACTAGAAACTTTTTTTATAGGTTTTTATAAGATTTCTAG